GGCAAGCGAATCGATAGGCAATACACTGTAATCAAGCCAAAGGAAGTTGCCTATACCGGCAATTACGAGTCTGTAGAAGAATGGCTAAAGCGCGGCAACGTGATCGACCGCAGCCCTACGGCGCATAAGTTTGAGCGGCTGACAAAGGCCGATATTGAGTCAGGCGCAGTACGTGGCTTTGGTGGCTATCAGACTCCGTACAGCAGGCGATTCAGCACGATTGGATGAAATGCGGGAGCCGATTGGCTCCCTTTTTGTTAGCACAGTGTTCTATGTATGGTGTTGATAGATTTTTATCTTTCCGGCACTATGAACTCACCAACCAAGAGGACTGCACCATGAAGAAGATAATTGCCTCAATCGTAATCGCCCTGTCGCTCAGTGCTTGCGGCACCCTTCGAGAGCTGAACAAGCCGGAAGTCGGCACAGACGGTAGCCGCGAGTTTCGCGCTACCGCTGCCATTGGCCGCTGCCGGTGCTAAGCAGTGAAGTCCATTGGTATTTCACTAAGGTCCACAATGAAAATGTAAGCGCTTTGAGGGCTTACGGTGGCAGAACCAATAGGGAAAGTATTTGTTAGCAGAATTTGTTCTGAAACAGTATTTCTAGAAAGGAAAATACGGTTATCGCTAGTCATGTGAAAGAAGTCAGCGGACATTGTGCACCTGTCTTGAGAGACAGAGGCGTAGTAAAACCTTGGTGAAGGAATGGCAATCCCTATCTTTGTCCCAACAAAATACTGCCCAAGCTGTACGGGCTGGACGGGGGATGTTGGTAGCGAGATAGTATCTAAAACTCTAATGCCCTTGCGCCTAGAGTCATAGAAAACTGATCCGCTTTCGTCTCTAAGTCTAAGCCCAACTGGGCCTGATCCTTGCTGCGTAGAGGCATTGAATGTGTAATATTCAAATGTCTTGCTAGGCGCATTCGCAGATGCAAATACATAGGAAGCTAGGCCGCTTTGAACCAAGCTAAATCCTGTGCTTGTAGAAACAGAGTCGTTTATGTATCTACAAACATGAAGATTCGTTGTCCCATTTGTGCTCGCCAAGAATCCTCTCGCAGTTAGGGCGGCAAGAGGTGGCGTGCCGGATGTGCTGGAACCAATAAACGTTCCAGTGTTCAATGTTCCAGACTTTACGAGTTGTAGATTCTTATAGCCTATGCCAATTTGTATTTGGCCTGATCCTTGGTTTCTAACCCTAAACCCGACAGCCATTAGCTATAAACCCCATAATGGAGCGTGATCGCACCAATTGTTGCAGGCGGGTCAGGCTGGTTTAGAAACTTTTCCATTTTCACATGGTAATTAACAACATCATCTGGCCAAGTCCATGTGATGTTCGATCCAGAAATTGTTACAGAAGGCACAAGCATTCCATAAGTTGACTTCTGGCCTTCGCATGTAAAGTAATAGAAAGGCGTTCCACCTAGGAAGTCACTGGAAACCAGCCCGCCATTTGCGGCGGAAGGCGCCCTATAAACTCCGCCAGATAGGACAGCTTCATACGCCGGAAATTGGTAAGACCCAATGATTTTTGTAAGGCGAGTAGTAACAGTAGTTTCTACGTAACCTGACGGGCTTCTAACCCTCAGACCAATATCTGCCATTACAAAAGAACCCCAAGCTCTACGGCAGGATTACCATTAGGGTAGTAGATATATACACCCTGATTGGTGATGTTCAAGCGATATCCACCAGCGATAGAGCCGTTAAACTCAAATCCACCACCAGCAGCCTTATTGATCCGCCATCCCGTCTGACCTGAAACATAGTCGTCGGATTGGATTGTACCGCTGATCTTGGCGTTGGTGATTGCCGCATTGGCAATCATGGCGTTCGTGATCCAGCTAGTCCCGATAAGCGCTTGGCTAATGAATGTCTGGCCGCCTTGGATGACGAACGGACTAGTGACCTGCCCGTTAGCAACGTTGATGACAGCGAAGCGGTCAGCCTGCATGAGAATCTGAGACTGGAAACTGCCATCAGGTTGGTTCTCAATGCCTACGCCCATGCCCGCAGCGTAATACTGGCCGTTAGATGCAATCTGTAGCTTTAGCGTCCACGAAGCGCTGATCTGTCCATCAAGGTCAACAACAGTCTGCGCTGTTTCTTGTACAGTTGCCTCAATGTCTCCGATGCTTGACTGAACCGTCTCAACCCGCTTGGACATTGCATAATCGTTAGTCGCCACCACCGTCTGAATGGTAGTGGTGCCAGCGAAAACATCGTCGTCAGCAGTGTAATCGTCAGTGTCTGCCGTGAACTGAGTATCGATAGATGCGAATAGCCCATCGACAATCGTGCCTTGTGCCTGAACTTGACCATCTAGCTCAGTAACATCTAGCTCAAGCTGATTGACGCGGCCAACGATAGCCCCAGCCTCAGCGATGGCTGTGCCAACGTCCTGCCAGTCTGCGCTCGGGGGCTCGTTATTTCCAGGCGTCGAATTGGTCCAGCTATAGATTCGACCATCATAGATAACCGCCTGGCCTTCTTCGTAAGTAGCCGAAGAATCCCAAATCAGAGGAACAATGTTATCAATACTATTGATTTTGGTCCGCAAATCCTGACCAAGCGCGCTCTCACTGATTTTCTCAGAGAAATATGCGTCATAGTCGGATTGATTGACGCTGGACTCACCCATGACGCCAACAGTGTTTGCCGGATACCAAGGGCCAACGTTTCCGCTACGGTCAACCAGCCTGCCCCAAAAATAGAATCTAGCGCCAGCCGAAAGGCCGTTGATTTGGTGCCGGTTTTGAGGGTATGCGAAGTCGCCAAGCTTAATTGCGCTAGCCTGATCGGGGCCGGTGCTGTACCAAATCTCAGTCCGCTCCGTATCGGATGCGCCCTGCGGGAACCCCCATTGCAGGCCGATAGCGAATACAAGGCTTTGCGTCGTCAGAGACGTTAGCGCAGGCGGGGGGCTTGTCTTACCTTCAATGTTGGTAAGGGCGCTAACGGCAGGGATAGACATTGCCCCAAGGGCATTGATCGCCCGCACACGTGCAAGATAGCTTCCCGTATAAATTCCGCGCACATCTACGCTTGTAGTAGATACGTTGGGGATTCGGACCCAATCCATATCATCCCGACGCCACTCAACGTTGTATTCAATGGCATTCGGCGGAGCTTCCCAGCTAATGGTTAGATCAGTCCGGGCGTTAGCCTGGTCAATCACCGAGAAGGAGGAAAGAGTTACGTTAGTCGGCGGAGCCTGAACGCTTGGCGGGATAACGCTGATCGGCGGCGCCTCTAGGCGGGTGCCGTCATCGATATATGCGAACTTATCACCACGATAGGCGAGACCCGTGATCCCATAAGTTCCATCTTCGTTATCTGCCACAGAGATGCAACGGAACGTCTCCGCCACCAGCGTGGTCTGCTCAACGATGAAAACGCCTTGCTTGGCCGGATCGGCAGACCAATCCACCGTTACAGTCACAACCTTACCGGCAATCCCTTGGATCGTTCTCGACTCAATGCGCCCGGTAGAAAGCATTACCTTGATCGTATCGCCAATCTCAACGTCAACTGGCACCTGATCTAGCGTCACACTGTTATCGGTGAACGCAGAGATTCTCCCGCCCATGCGCTTGCCGGCGCGATTACGGTTCGATACGTTGAACACGTCGCCAGGTGACACAAGAACTCCGGACAATCCCGTCTTAAAGCTGATCGTCTCAGTCTCTAGATTCTCAGAGATAAGAATGTGGTTGCCGATGCGCTGGGCTTGGCCGCGCGATGTGCAGCCGATAGCCGTAACTTCCGTCTCTTGGATTCCATACCGCATAAGTCCGGGGCGGTACTCAACCCGCTCAACCTTTTGCTTTCCCATATCCGACTGATCGGACCACGAAACTAGAGCGACGCTATGGCGGACCTTTCGGGCAGACCCTTCATAACTAAACTTGCCGTCTACAACGTCTGCATTCGTATAGCCGACAGAAACCTGCTTAGGCATATCTGCCGAAGCAATCATCTGGCCTGTGGCGTAGTAGGTCACGCCACGGAATACAGCAGCCAAGTCCTGAAGAACCTTATAAGCCTCGGATCGCGTCTGCATGTAAACGTTGCAAGTGAACCGTGGCTCTTGCCCGCCGAATCCATCAGAAACTAGCTCATCGCAATACTGCGCAATTTGGTACAGGTTCCACGCGTCCACCCATGCAGCAGGGATGTGGTTACCAAGTCCAAACCTGTCGTTAGTTACAATGTCATAAAAAACCCACGCAGGGTTGTCAGTCCATGCAGACTTGAACGTACCGTTCCATATTCCATTAGTAGTGCCCGGACCGGTAGTCGCGTAGGATCGCGTCTCAGGATCATAGTTAGCAGGCACACGGATGATTCGGCCGTAAATGTCATACGCACGATCCGGCATGTTTTGGAAAGTGCGCGCATCGTAGGCCACTGCAATAAGCGCGCTATTGGGGTAGCGCAGCTTCGCATCAATAATCTCGGTGATCGACAGGACGCGCGTTGTGTCAGCGATTGTTGCTGAGTTTGCGTTAGGCGTAAGGCGGCGGATTCGAACCTGCCAATTACTGCCAGCGGGCAGGTCAATACGATGACTCCGCTCGTACTGGGTGGTCGTCTTGCCGGTGAACGCGCTGCTGACTACGGTGGTATATGCGCCGCCGTCAGTGGACAGGTCAATGGCATAAGAGATGCTGTAGCCAACGGTATCGCCATTGGTAGTATCCTGCTTTTGAAGTGCAGGAACGGCCAGGCGAACTCGGATGGCTGAAAGGTCAGAGCCATTAATGCTTCGGACCACCGGAGTTTCTGAGCGAAGCTCTACCTCAACACCGACTTCATTCTCTACACTGGGGAAGCCCGCGATGTAATCCTGATCCTGAGTGCCGGAGCGAGTCTCTACCGTGACATTCTGAAAATTGAAGCCACCATCTGAATTTTGCAGCGGCGTCCCATTTAGATAGATGGATTTATATCCATCCACCAAGCCACGAATCTCGCCCTCTGAAATAAGGTCAAGGTAGCGCGCATAGGAGATAGACCGAAGGCTATCCGGCGTCTCGACAGGCTGGCGAGGCTTCTCACTTCCACCGCCTGCGCCGAGAATCCCTTGATTATTGAGCGAGTATTTCGCCATTTTTGCCTTAATTAATGAATGCGGTAGTTGACAAATCTTCTGCGTAAATCCCGCCACTGATGATTGCGGAGCCTACTTTGATTCGACCATACGCAAGCGGAACCGGGTTGCCCTGAGCCTGTGTGTTGATTGTACCGTTCATTGAGTAACTTGGCTGGTTATTTGGGTCATCCTTTGCGCCAATTCCTTTTGGCTGCGGGGACAGCATCTGAACTACCCCGCCAATAGCCATGACTGCACCGGAATAGATCAACTGCGCATTGCCGGTGTATGCGCCAACTACAATCAAAACAACGCCAAGGATGATGTTAAGCACACCGCCACGCTTGCTTCCCTCAATGATCGGAGCAATGCGAATTTCAGCATTGCCAACGGGATCGTTTAGCCCATCTTCCTTGATGTTCCTTTTCCCAATAAATATGGCAAAGGCAAGTCCATTGGCCTTTGAGTCGGCAAGGTACTTCTTGAATCCAGGAACCTGCACGCACAGCGCGCGGATAGCCTCAGCAGGCGATGATACATTTAGCTCATACTCTCGCCCAAACCTGCGCCGCATGGGGCCGTATAGCTTTACCGTCCTAAGCTTAGCGGTCATTGGGACATATCCTTGTGTCTAACAATGTAGCAAGTCCGCTCAGCCCACATCCCACCATACGGGACCGTGCAAGAAAGCCTATTCATCATGTGGTGCAGCATTTGTCCGTCTCCCAAGTAGACGCCAGCGTGGTTTGGCACCTTGGATTTGATGTTCATCAAAATAACATCGCCGCGTCGAGGATCACCGCTAATCTGGAAGAATCCCTCAGCGTTCAGCCTGTCCATGCTGTAAAGCTCCTGCCCCTTTTCCCACCAATCGTCCTCACGCTCATAGTTGGCAACCTTGATGCCGTACTCGCGCCATAGGAAGTCTTTAAACAGCGTGAAGCAATCCAGAATGCCATGCGCGAACTCACGCCCCTCTAGAGGCGCCTCAAATCCGCACGGCTCGCAGTAGCCTTGAATTCCGAAGTTAGGCTTACCATCAACCATCCCAATGCTGAGAATATGCCAAGGAAGCTCAGATAGCTCGCACTGCACGCGGTCAGCATGGGACGGCTGGCCAGATGCGTTAGGATGGCTGTGCACAACTGCTTTAACCTCGCCCAATTCCTCAGCTTGCGCGAATTGCTCTCCGCTAATCCTGAAATGCTCAGAGGGCTTTCCGTGCGAGTTATCACATGCCACATAACCCTCTTCCCCGTTTATAGAGACGATTAGCCCACAAGACTCATTGGGATAACAGGCAGCAGCATGGTCCTGCGCGGCTTGTAGGGTTGCTAGTTTCACGTTACGTCCTGATAAGTCCTGCTGCCGGATAGCTGCCGTATGCCAAAGGCTCATTCTCGCCAAAACGAAGCTTGCAACTACGTACCCTGCCGCCACACACATCTAGGCTAGGGTCATCGGTAGGCTGATCGTTAATGTCTGCCACGGGCGGCCCATTGTACCCGCAATACGGCCCCCTATAGCCGCCACGAAGAATCCACGTACATGCGTTGGCAATGATCTGTCTGCCCGGCAACTGCTCTCCATTCAGGTCAGCAGCCGTAGCCAACTCAAACTCTACGGTCTCGTTAGTCTCGGCTGACTTCCGCTCGATATACCAAATCTCATCGGGGAAATGCTCGTTAGGGTCGGCAGTAGGATTGGGCTGAGGGAAGTTCGCAGAATCAAGATATTGCACAAGTGTCTGGCGGCGGACAAGCTTTGATCCAACCAAGTCATCAAATGCCAAGCAAAGCGCTGTAATTGTCCCGTCAACGTTGCCTACGCGCAGTTTAGGCTGCGGCGGAGATGAGCTATTCCTAGCGAAACCCTCAGTTTCAATCGGCCACGGGTCGTATTGCTGACCCTGCCAAAAGATAGGGCCGCTCTGTAGATGAGCATGGAAAAACATCTGATTCGCACCAGCGCCCGTTGCGTCAACTTCAAACAAGACAATTTTTGCGCCTGGCTCTAGGGACTGAATGTCAGAATTTATCATTTTGATTCAAGCTGAGAAATTCTATATTTAAGATCATCAATTACAGATTGCGACTCCTGAACATGAGCGACCAAGTATGCAATCAATTGGTCTGTAGCCCATCCTGCGTATTTCCCATCAATCACGTTCTCAATAATTACTTCAGGCGTACTCTTACGCATTGCGTCATCCGCCATAACAAAGGCGCGCTCAAGGCCATCAGGGTTATGTTTTTCAAGGTACTTGCCAATTCTTACGTTAAGTCCCAGTAGAGCAGCAGTTGCACCCGAAATCTCACGGAGAGAGTCAGCATCTTTGATCGCCGGGTCTGACCCACCATTTACAAAACTACCTGGCGCAGTGGCGTTTCCATTTGGGTTAAAGTCAAATCTGGAAGTATTTGAAACAATTGATACCGTGTAGTTCTTAGAGAATTGGATTAGAGAAGTTGCCCCGCCATTAACATACCTGCCAATTCGCCAATTAAAATCAGACCAATCATTGCCAGATGCATTGTCGCGGTAGTAATGATATTGGAGAACATCGCCTGCATAATTTGGATTTGCAGAAATATACACGGGGAAATGCCCGTTATATTGCGCTGACCCGAATGGGCCAGTAATTATTCTTAGCTGGTTTGTAGAAAGAAGTGCAGTAGTTGCCGTGGCGGGAAGCGCCGCATTTGCAGTAGCCTGGGCTGAATTAGCTGTAGCTTGAGACGCATTTGCAGCAGCAAGCGCATCGGCGGCATCTTCTGATGCGCCTTCTGCCAAAGGGTAAAGCTCAGCAGTCATATCATTGACCTTCTCCCAAGCTGACTTAGTCGGTTCACCCATCCTTCCATTGGGTTGCGGGGTTGTTAGGTCGATTTCTTGCCGTGCCATTTCAATTCCTTAAGGCTGATAGGTTTGTTCAAATGTTGCCGTTACAGTCCATAGGCGTTGGCCGTTCGGAGCAGGACTATATGTGTCGCAGTAGAAATAGCCATCACCGAAGAATGGAACATCCCAAATAAATGATTGGCCAACATGGGCGTCAAGGAAGCTAATTATCTCCTGCGTCCGCTGTTTGTTTCCAACAAATTCAACATTCCATGATCGGCTAACCGGATTAATCCCGTCAGCCGAGGATTGGGCATAGCCATCCCCGAATTGAGCGCGACGGACTGAGGCAGTAGACGTTCCTGTTGACTGCTTAGTTGCGCACCATGTGAATCTGTCAGCCATTAGGTCATGCCCCTCTGCTGCTTGTAGACAACGCCGCCCGTCCTGCTTTGCTCATTGTACCATTGGCCCACTACGCCCTTAATCATATTAACAAGCTGCATGGTTTCCTGATTGGTCGCGCCAGACTGAGTTTGCGAGTCCACTGTGCCGCCATCCATGTTGATATTGATTTCAACATTCGGCGCCGAATTTGTCATGACAATGCCAGATGAGCCACCAACAATCCCACCATTAGCATACCCAGCAGTAGGTCGCATGGCATTGGCTCGGGATGGTCCGCCTACAGCCTTTACGTCATCTTGGTTCCAAACCACTTCACCACGGTGGACAATGCCCGCAGGCTCGTTCTTTCCACCGGCGCCAGTGTAGCCGCCAGTGGCCCAACTTCCGCCGCTGAAGTTATCAACATTGTTGCCGAAGCCTGCAATACTTCCCGAACCAGTGCCATTGCCGGTATATCCGCCACCAAATGCGCTCGCAATGGCCTTAATAGACGCAACCAACGCCTCCTTAGCTGCGATTCGCGCAAGGTCGGCGATGATTGATTTAGCAAGGTCGGAGAAAGAAAGCTTGCCAGTCATCACAAACTTAACAAAGGCATCTTCTGCGCCTGAGAAGGCGGACTCAAACAGAGTCTTGTATTGCCCGGCAGCGTTGGCAGCTTGTGAAGTATAGTCTTGGAACGCAGCCGTCATACCATTACGCCAATCGGCAATCCCAGCCATACGCTGCTGCTGGAAACTCTCCTCCAAAGAAAGCCGATCGGCCAAGCTCTGCTCTAGAAGCTGCTTCTCCCTTGCATACTCGGCTGCGCTAAGCTCAGTGTTCTTATTCCGCTGCGCGCGCTCAAGCTTTTCAACTTCGGCAAGGTAGTCCCGCCTAATGTTTAGCTCTCGCTGGGCACGCTCTGCCGCCTCGCTGCCCTGACCAATAGCCATAAGCGAAACTTCATTCTGAGCGGCTTGCGTCTTATAAATCTGCGCAAGTCTCTCTTCCATGGCGACGCCAGCAGCGGTATCTCGGGTCAACTGCTGGCGAGCCTGAGATTGTGCATCCGTAACAGCAAGCGATTCCTTGGCCGCCTGCAACTCAGCGCGAGTCGCAGCAGTCATGTTGTTCTTTTCCTTCTTAAGCAACTGCTCAATCTGAATTTCAAGGCGACGGCTTGCTGTTACGGATGCACCGGATTCCGCAACTTGCTTATTGGCACTGATTTGTCGCTCGGCGCTATCGAGCATTCGCCTAGCCGCATTGTCGTCGGCCTGTGCTGCCTTGGTGGAAGAGGCTGCCTTCTTCTCATCCTGCTTTGCCCATTCGGAGCGCTGTTGATTCAGTACTCTATCAATCTCTGCTCGAGACTGACCAAGGTCGATACCTCGCTGCTCTAGCTGGTTAAGCGTGTTCTGCCTACTAGCAGCCTTGTCAGCGGTAGCGCTCCACTCGGCAAGAGCCTTGGTGCGCTCCTTCTGTCTCTTGTCTTCCTCTGGATCGTAGAGCGGCGAATTTGCAGCGGCAGCGGCCATCGGCTGATTGGGCTGCAAATTGCGCATGGCGCTGAACTGATTGTATAGGCCAGCGGCAGGGATGAGGTTCTGCCACCAAGATCCATTGCTAGCAGCCTGCCTAGAAGCTCCTACAAAGAAGTCAAAGAACTGACCAGCCTCGCGGAACGCCTCGCCCGTAGAGTCCTTAATATCTCGCCACGCACGGGAGATATTGGTTAGATTTGACTCGACAGTAGCGCTATTGGAATTTACGCTATCGAAGTAGATCCTAGTCAGCTCGTTTACGGCTGACTGCTGATCGCCCGTATCTACAAGAGCCTTGACCTGCTTGTATTGAGCCTCAGTTACACGGATCTGGCCCGACTCAATGGCTTGGAGCGGATCTTTGCCGATTGCCTCAAACTTAGATGCTACCGAATCAACCGACTCGCCAGTAACAGATGCCCAGCGAGCCGACGCCTCAGCGGCAAGATTTAGATTCTCACCCGTAAGCTTGCCGCCAGCAGCAAGGCGAGCAATAGCATCCTCAGCGTTTCCGATGGAAATGCCATCCAGAGCATTTAGGGAATTGGCAAGGTTACCCAACTGCTGGGCAGTGCCAGCCAGCCCATCGCCCTTTGCGGATGCGATAGACAGCCTCTCTATAGCCTTTGCTGCGTCATAGGAAGCATAGGCCGCAACGCCAAGCGCCGCCGCAAAGAGGGTCCACGGGTTAATCATGGATACCAGCGATGTAGCTAGCGCCCTAGCGGCAGGAACGATGCCGCCGAACATGTCCTTTAGCTGCCCGCCCTGCTGGATAGCTACAAGGTAGGCAGGCTGTCCGCCAATCAGGCTAGTGGTAATGTCGGTGATCTGCGCGGGGACATTGCGCATAGCAGCGCTGTAGGCCCGCTGAGACATACCGGCTTGGTTAGCTGCGCCACTAACTTGCGTAAGCGCTGTACGCTGCTGTGCGAGCCGCTGGTTGTAGTCGGCGAAGGTATCGCTATCAACCAGGCCTTGGCGTCGGAACTGAGCAAGCTTCCGCTCCTGCTCATCCAGCCTCTCCAAGGCGGCCACGGCAGGGTTAATCTGCCCGATTAGCTTGGCAAGCTCCTGCTGCTGATCCTTAATGGTGCTATTGGCTTTCTGAGCACTTGCGGCACGTCTAGCGTCCGCCTGCTCCATCTCACGGGCGCGAGCGTTAGCCTTCTGCTGCTCTGCGGCCCAGTCGGTAGTGGTATTTGAAAGCTTATCGGTGGCCTTCTCTGCACGCGCGCCCGCTGCTGCAAGGTCGTCTAGATCGCGGGCCGCATCCTCGGCTTGCTTGGAATCAATCTGAATGCCGAGTTGTGCAAAATTAGCCATCGTTTCTATGCTCCGCTGCTGCTTCTAGGGCCACTTGTTCCATGATGCGGATGTATGAGAATACTTCCGGCCTTCGCTCGCCCCCAACCTCAAGCATATCCATTACTACCGGTAACGCGGCGTAATCTAATCCGGCTGCCCCTGCAAACGTGTAACGCCTCTGCGTATCCATGCAAACAAAGACGTTAACCGCTTCCGCATTGCAATCCCAAACCTCGATAGTGTTATCCGAATCATCGAAGTCATCAGGGTCAAAGCCTAGCGCCGCCATGGCCGACATATCAGCTTCCGGGGCGCTAAGCTCATAGGCAACCTGCCTCAGTTTCCCTCGCGGGCCTTTTCGTAAGCAGCCAGGTAGCCACGAACGATTGCAGCCGGAAGCTCAGAGCCCGATTCAACCAGCGCGCGCAGGTTTTCATCATTGAACTCTTCTTCAATGTCCCAGCCTGCAATGATCGACTTCAATTGAGGAACTTCAAAGTCAATTGCGAACTGAGCAAGCTCTTCGCTAGATGCCTTTTCCTCATACTTCTTGGAGAAATCTTCGCCAAACTTGAAGCGTTCGGCGTTGAATGCAACCAGCGACTTGCGATCCATCCACTTAAACGTGAAATTTACCTTGACCGGCTCCTGCCCCGGAGAGGGCAGGAACACGTCAGTGGTAAAGGTAGGATCACGCTTGATCGAGAACTTCTTTGCCACAAATTACTCCTTACGGGGCAGCGTACTTAGTGATCTTGGAAAGGCTAATCGAGACAACGCGGGTCATCACTTCGCCACGGGTCAGCGTCGGAGCCGGAGTGATCGAGACATAACCTGGGTACAGAATCTCCTTGCCACCACGCAGGACAACGCGGATAACCGACATTTCCTGATCTTCACTCAGCGCCTCGATGATGCCGATAGCTGCCGAGTTGTCATCATCCGAAACAGTGAACTGCATAGTCGCAGCCGAGAAGCCGTTCGGCAGGTTGGTCGGGCTATCTTCCTGCAAGCAGGCAACTTCAGTGAACTGAGCTTCGCCGCCAGTCATGCTGGAATCGGTGATGCACGGCAGATCAGTCCAGCCGGTGACTTCCAGCAGGCTAGCCGGGACGCCGCCGCCAGCCGGATACTTGGTGGTATTGGTCGTGTCAGCGCCAACCAGCGTGACGGTATCAACGTCAGTCACGCCAACCTTGAATGCGCGTCCGTCAATCTCGCACCAGCTAGATTCGACCATGACGTAATCGCCAGCGGTCAGGCCATGCGCATCAGATTCCAGAACGGGCGGAGCCGCATTGCTGATGGAAGTAACAGCCTTGGGTGCAGCAAAACCGGTGGCAATCTGCACCGTGGCACCGTTGGGGAGAGCAAGTCGCTTTGCCATATTAATAACCTCTTAGGTGGAAACTACGCCACGGTACGGGATTGTAACGGGGACATTGTAACGCGAATCCTCATAGATAGTAGGGCCTTGGTCAACAGCATCAGTAATTGAGCCATTAAACGCGGCGATGCCAATATCAGAATCCACGGGGAAAAGTGCTTGAATCTGTGAAACAAGCGCCTCTGCATTGCCAATAGGCTGCGCAGGATCGCATGAGATAGTTACCTGATACAGACCAAGGTAGGTAATCTCATCGCCTTGTAGGCATTCAGTACGGGCCGAAGCTGGCAGCAGATTGCCACGGATGAAGATTGGTTTTGCCACATCGCCTTTCTGCGTACTGAAGAATGACGGCAGGACCGGAGACTTAGCCTTAGCCCAATCTAGTAGCTTGCGCTCAATAGCGGCTCGCGCCATTGCATGGCTCATTGGTCACCAACCTCCCTAATAGCCTGCTGCACAATTTCCTGAAATCTAGCCTGCGTAATTCTTACCATGCCGCGCGGACTTTGGGTCGAGTGTCCAAATTCTAATGGGACGGAGTAGGCAAGATTATTGTAAATATATGCAGTCTGCCCGTAAGTGAGTGGCCCAACCTCGCTCACAAACCTAGCCAGTGTCTCATCGCCCATCTGATCGGTGGCTTCAATAGATGCACTGCTAACGCTATCGATACTGAACTGCCAGTTTGCCAAAAACCTACCAGTGTCAACGGGGCTTAGATTGATTACGGAAGCGCCGACTTGGATAACAACAGACTTGAAGATTTCATCTGCCATCTCCTTGGCGTAATCGGCGAAATCCTCTAGCTGCTCTGAGAACGAGCCGCTAAGGCCGCCATACTTACGCGTCATGTGGTGGACGTTAGCCATCACAGTCCCCTGCATTGAAGTTCGTAGCCGCATGTGACGCCAGCGTAATCCCAAGGGCCGACGCGAATGATGTTGTATTCGCTACCGTCAAACAGGATCACGTCATTAGTGCTTGGCTCTGGAATGTCGGAGCCATCCGCAGCAACCGGAGATAGGAGGATTCGAGTATCGCCTTGCAGGATGTAGGAGCCGTCAATGTCCTGCTGATCGTAGTTAGTGCGCAGACCGGAGCCGTTAGTCTCCGTCCACACAACATCCTGCCCGCCAGTGTCGGGATTGTACTCGCCTACAGTCTTCTTGCGCAGCACTAGGCCAAGCCCCTTCCCCTGCGGTCTAGGTGCGAGCATGCGAATGGCTAGGGCGCGGCCCCTGTCGTGAATATCAGGCATCTTCTTCCGGCTCTTCTTCGGGAAGCGGCTCAGGATCAACCGGAGTCTCAGGCTCAGGCTGCTCTAGCTCAATGCCATCCCCCTGAAGCTCAACCAGCCCCTCAGCAATGTCTGTGACAATCTCGCCATTCTCGATTAGGAAAAGGCCGTCATCGTCCTTTACGTTGAACTCAGCCCAGCCCTGATCGGAATCAAGGCGGACTACGTTGTTGAGGACTTCGCCATTCACGTAGACGACTACCGGACGGTGGGTCAGATAGTTCTCATATCCTTCATCACCCTTGAACACGCTGAGTTTCATTAGAACCTCCTAGAGATGGTGTATTCCAAGCTACAGCGGCAATTGTAAATGTCCGCATCACTTGCGCCCAGCGAAGTATCGCCAGGGTACATCAGCAGTCCACCTAGACCGCTGACAAATGGCTCCGTGAAACCTACGCGCTGGTTATTCATAGTGGCATGGCTATGGCGCACACGCTCATCGCGCATCGTCCGCCACTTCTTCTGCACCTGATCCTGCGTAATCGTCCTATTGTCTAGCAACTGCTGAATAGCATGATTGCGGCCAGCGTTATACGCCTGCTGAGCGTAGGTCTGCGCCAACTGCTTTGCGTAGGATTGCAGCAGACGGGCAGAGTAGGCGCGGGAGATGGCGTTGGCCTGCTCAATGGTCAGCTTAGTGCCAGGCACCACAAACCGGTCATAGGCGGTATCCCGCAGCTTACGAGTCAGGTATGCACGCATAGCCGCACGGTCGCCGCTGAGAAGCTGCTGACGGGCCGACTCTACCCATTCGCTCATCTGTACCGGCAGGCCAACCATGCCGCCTGTGCGACGCGCTGTAGCGCCTTTGACGCCCAGCAGGTCTAGCGCCTTGTTCCGCGTGGTATTTCCGTTAGCCAGAACAACATCAATCGTCTTGCGCAAGTCCATATCGGACGTGTCGCTGATCGATCGGTATTCGCCCATCAGGAGATTGATGACAGCCCATGTATTGCTATCGAAACGCCAGCGGCCAGCAAGCTCATTCTGAGCGCCTTGGATAAAGGCTGTACGGAACAGTTCAGTAAATAGCGTAAGGCTGCCAAGACTGAGTAGGGCGGCCAAGCCATCACGATCATCCTCAGCAATCAGCCGCTCAACCTCAGCCACAGTCGCCGCAGATTCGACAGCGCGAACTTCCGCCAGATAGGCCGCAGCCATAGGCGCTTCCAGTTCACGAATCTTGGCGGCGTGCTGCTCGGGTGTCACTTCATATTCCTCTCTCGCTCAATAATCCGTCGCATTACATCTTGCAAATCGCGCTTATCTTGCTCAGTCCATCCCGTAAATCCAGCAGGCAAAGGGCAGCCAAGCGAGAGACGACCTGAATCAATAGCTTCTTTCAAATCTTCTGAACTAAGCGGATTCATACGGTATAGATTGCCAGTGAGCTATTGCAGCGGCGGATTAGGAAGGCCGAAAGCAGCGCCTCAATAGCAGGGATCACCGGCAGCAGCGCTCCAGCGTTAGCATTATCACTAACGGCATAGGTTACTTGCAGAACGTCAACCTTCTCGCTCTTTACCAGCGCCGTGCGGTCAATGTCGGGATTCAGCGAGCCAGGGTTAGTAGCCTCGCGGATCGCAGCCTCATAGGTGGCGTATTCGATCTGAGTAGGAACTACATTGTCAGGCAGGCCGTTGATGCCGCTACGGGGCCATTCCCGCTCCTGCGCCCATCCGCCAGTGCGCCCACCGGGGAACGTCCACCAGCAGCGGTAATCCGCATCAATGTACCTCTTTGCATAGCTATCAACATACATGGAGCCGCGCACAAGGGCTGCGTTCTTCGCATCAGTCGATAGCGCCCCCCATGCCGTATTGCCAATGGAGAGTGCATAGGCGTCTGCACCAGCAATTGAACCGTAAATCTGCATGGGATTCTCTAATAGGGGAGCCGTCCTTGGCCCGAGGGTTTCTTACTTAGCCAGAGCTTCGTCCAGCTTCTCTTGCAGCTTCTCTACCGACGAACGCTTGTCGGCCTTGATGTCCAGTTCCTTCAACTGAGCGATGAGTGCTTCTTTCTTCTCATCTTCATCACCCTCATCGGGCGCTTCCTCAGCCTCAGGCAATTCTTCAGTGAGATGCACATCTTCAATAACTTCCGGCTCAGATTCCGGCTCATCCTTCTTGCTGGACTTGCCCGCAGACAGGACGCCAGCCTCAAGCCACTTAGCCACAACCTTGTGCTTGCTCAGCTTGTCCCAGCCAGCAACATCGGCAGATTCGCCAGCCGCGATCACAACGCCATTCGGCAGGCCGAGATTGCGATTGTAGTTGTTGGTTACGTTGGTCATATTTGCCCTTTAAAGCCCCGCAGGAACATTCCTACGGGGCTATTTCTACACTAACCGGCGTTTAGATACCGTCCTGAAGCACAACCTGCTTCGGCAGGCGCACATCCAGACCGCCAAGGCGCATCACGCCCGGAACGTCCCAACGCAGCGGGCCACTCTGCCAAACCGGCAGGAAGCGGTGCGGCATCGGCATGTGCAGCTTCAGCACGTTCGGGTCATTGCGGTAGTAGATCGCACGCGCAACGCCACCAGCACCAGCAGTTTCCAGCCCACGAATAGCGCGGACGGTGATCTGTCGGCCAGTCTGCAAGGTGTAAATGTTGCTACGCAGCCAGTATTCCAGAATCGTCATATCGCTGGTCGAGCTACGCGGGGTGGTAGCGATATAGGCGTAGTGCGAGAACGGAAGCAGCGCCGTGTCGGCCATCGAGGTGTTGGCCGTGCCATTCCAGACGTTCATCAGGCCCTGATTCAGGTCAGCCAGAATCTCATCGGGAGTGGTGGTCCCATTCAGCCAATCGCCATTTGCCGCCGACACCGGGGTAACACCAGCAGCATTGAACAGGCCGGTGAAGCCCTTCGACGCATCACCCTGGAACACCACACGGTCAACCATCTCCTCAGCAGCACGGCGAGCCGCTGCGGCATCGTCGCCCTGAAGGTTGATATTCAGCATGCGAGCGCGGCCAATTTCTTCCCAGCCGAAACCGTAGCCGATACCAGCGGTATAAACAGGAGTCTGGAACTTGGCACGAGTGGTGCCAGCCTTCGGAATGTCGTCGGCGTTGCCGTTGATCCAGTCGGCACGGCCATACTGGTCAGCGCTGTAATACTCAACCGAGGTAGCAAACTCGCTACCGGTGGTGTCAACCGGAACGATGCCGCGATACTGAATGTCCGCGTAGACCGTCTGATAAACAGTCGGCTCGATGATGCTGGTCTGCGAGGTAACGAAACCCAGTACAGACTGCGCATCAGCAAAGAGCGGGCTATAGATGTTAGTTGCGCTCATATATTGGCTCCTTAGCCGAGACGGACCACGGCCAACTGATTAGCGCCAGTGGTGGAAGTATCAAAACGTGCGTTCGGGATGGCTACATTGTCAGTAGCCGCATTGGTAAACAGGCCGGTGGCAGCAACCAGGTAAACCGGATCGCCCGCAGCAACCTGCACGCTCGCCTGCACCCAAATATCGCCGATGGTCATAACGCGAGCCGACGAACGCTGAGCGAAGGAGTCCGGCGCAGCAGTGGTGCCGATAGCCGAACGATCCAGCATGGTAATGCCGACGAACTTGTTAGCTGCGCCACCAAAGGCAACGATACCCTTATCAGTAGTGCCCTGAGCCACGGCGACGCCGAACGCCAGGCCGTTAGCCGGTTCTACATTTCGGGAGATGATGGTGGCCGGGAGCATCGTGGCCTGTGCGCCCGCAACGCCCGGAGCGAGGGTTGCGGCGTAATTAGTCTGGACAGCGGGCATATTAAGCCTCCTTCTTCGGGTTCAGAGCAGCCACGGAAGCGGCATAGCCGTTGTCCTTGGCCTGCACGGTGGTAACGCCATCCTTCACGGCCTGACGGACCGGATCGGCGGCGGAGTCCAGCATGGCAAAGCAGCCCGCGACAAACTCATCAGACTTGCCAGCAACAGTCGCATCGCCCAGCTTGGCAGCCACGACCGACTTACGGATTTCTGCATCCGACTTGCCAGTGTAGTCGGCATCAACGATAGCCTTGGCCTTCGACACCAGTTCGGCACGCTGAGCGACGCGAGCGTCCAAGTCAGCGTCAGCCAGAATCTTCGCCTCGGCATCCTTCAGCTTGGCGGTTAGCTCGCCAATCTCAGTATCCTTCGCGGCAATCTCAGCCTTGTGGGAGTCAGCCAGAGCAACATTGGCAGCCTGAGCATCGCCAACCTGCTTGGTCAGCTTCTCAATAGCCTGTGCGCCCTGTTCGGTAGTTTCAACGCTCAGGCCATCAACAATGACCTTTCGCAGATTGGAATCGGCCATGTGGCCTCCTTCATTTGGTTGGGCTGGAGAGATAATATCGGGTTTGCCCTGATCCCCGATACGGAGTTTATCACCGCCACGAGCCTTATCGACCAATGCTAGGTGATTCATATGCAGATTAGTCTGGATAGCGTCGTATTCCTCACCGGAATCAGTGACGCCCTTCTGGAAAACAATGTCAGCCGAGTAACCCATAGATAGCTCGACCTTGCCATTTTCCCAATCGCTAATGGCCTTCTGATCCATCAGCACCAGCGGGACGCGGACAAACTCGCCGTCGCGCATTACATCGCCACCAGTCTGGCCTACTGCATAATCCTTCCAGTTCTCGGCATTGACTGCCACGGAAGGATGGTCATTGGTCATCGGGCGATGCGCATAGGTTTTCATCGCATCCTTGGAAAACACCTGATCTGCCGGTCTATATACCCGGACAATCGGCATATCCGGCTTGCCAACTTCGCGGCCTAGATAATTCTGGATGCCAGTGCGAGCCACCGCAGCGTCGGCGACAAGGTAGCCGTCTGCCGTTTTACGGACCGCGCTAGTAGAAACCTTGTCTGAGAAATTAAGCATGTTCACCTCGACGCTTTCGGCGCATTTTACTCATTGTTAGCAGGATTACTAGTGGGGTCGCTAGTCGGGTTATCTTCGCTGCGCATAGACTCATCTACAGCAGACTCAAGCCCTGGCATCACCCCGTTTTCAGTGAGCATGTTCACAGCCGACTTGCTCAGGGCATCTGAATTGATTAGGCCGGTATCGTTGATAATCTTGACAGTCTCAGCCACCACCTTTCCAATATCCGCCTCTTCCTTCTTGGTCGGCTTCCAAATATTGTTCCAAATGTAATAAACATCGGACGGGCGACGGCCAAGCGCGTTCCACAGCAGCAGTTCGTCAAACTTAGCCATGGCAGGACTAAACTCCTGCGACTGAATAGAGCTAACTCTCTCGCTCCAAACGCGGCTCTCGGCCTCGCCCTTGTTATTTAGCCCGCCCTCTGCATTGCCGAATAGGATGGATCGCGGAATAGCGAATGCGCCCGAACACTCCTGCTGGAACTCACGGATAAGCTCAGGGACGCCGGAGAACGTAGCGTTGTGACTGTTATAGGTCTGCGCCGCATCCATCAGCAGCGTCTTAGTGATGCCCTTGGCTTGGACCTGTAGGCTAATCATCTCAAGCACCGAACTACGGTACTCGGCATCATTAAGCTGGCTCATCAGGTCGGGGACGCCGATAACGTCCACCTTCGACTCAAAAACTAGCTCGCCAGCGTTAGCCGCAGTTGACTCATTCCGCAGCAGCGGAGCCATGCAGGCTACCAGCACCGAATCACCCCAGCCGTTATTTATGCTGCCAGCCGCGTCCGTATCCGGGATCGGCTTGCCCATGAATCGAATCAGGCGGGACGGGTGAATCTCGATCTGCACATCTGCCGTTCTAAGCGTATAGAACTTAGGCTGCCCGAAGTATTCAGAGGCAATGTCGTTATCCCGCTCGCCTCCAGATAGCTGAGACTTGGTGAATACCGTTAGGTACTTGACCTTCTCAGTCTGCACATTCAGCGGCTTGCTAACGTCTGTTGCATTGGTGCCGATATACACCGCAGCACCGCCGAGAAGGTCGCCTAGCTGCTTAGCCTGGCGAATCTTGCCTTGCAGCCCAAGATCACGCTCTAGCTTCTCGATTCGTTCAATCTGACGCCCCTTAGCCTGCCAGTTACGCCATGCTCGCGTGCAGTCGAATGCTGGAATATCAATACCGCGAGCCGCTACCCAATTCTGCCGGTAGGTCGCCATTAGTTCATGATCGGAATACGCACGATCCACGAAAGTAGAGTTGGCAGACTTTGCGCGAGTAGTCCCCAGCCCCGATACAAGGTTAACTAGGTTGTCAGTTACCAACATTTTGCTATCGGCCATGGCCTGCCCGCGATTATCAATTGGCGCGAGTATACCATCGGATTAGAAAATGCAATACGAAAGAAAGGGGCCGATTGGCCCCTTGTTGCTATTACACGGTTGCGAGGTGGTCAAACATGACGGCCACCCCGCTGTGCGCGCCGAGCCTTCTTGCCGTAGGGCAGGTGATCGCGGCCGGTGTAGGTGTACTTCGGGGCATCAATGTCGTGCGTGACGCGCTCGATCCTATGGACCGGCGCGGAACCGCGTGCCGATTCACGTGCCAAGACGGCCGCCATCGACGCTACGACGAAGATCATCACCCGGCCGCTCACTTGCCCACCGCCTGACTGTCGATCAGGGCCATCAGGCGGTCAGCGTCCGCAATCTCTCGCGCGATCAATTTGCCTTCCGCGTTGTCGGTGCAGGTAGAGAGATATCGCTTCGATCGGTCCAGGTGCATGCGGAACTGCCCCAGGTCCACGGCCTGCGCGGGCGGGGATACACCGGCGGCTAGTGCAATAGCATCCACATCCGCGAATTGATCTTCGTCAAGCAAGAACACGAGTTTCGCCATGATTGCGTGTATAGCCCTGCGCAATGAGTCGTTTTGGCGGTCAAGAAACTCAACGTAGTCTTTCTCATTCTCCCCCACCGGCTGGCGGTCAGTGTGGGAGCTGGCAAACAATTCGACCTTGCGGAATCGGGACGCACCGGGCTCACAATCGCATTCGCTCACCGCAACATCGTGGTAATGGTAATTGCACTTCTCGCATACGTAGAACGTCTCAACATTCCCCTGACCGGCCTTGGAGGGCTGCGACGCCTTCACCTTCTCCGCCAGCTCCATCAGGGTCAGCCCCGGCTGGCCGAACAGGGCCTCGCCGATCTGCGCGACCAGGCGCTGGGCTGCGCCGTCTGCCATCGTGTTCATGCGTCGGCTCCCATGGCTGCATCGATGGCGTTGTCGGCTGCCACGTTCACTGCTTCATTAAACAGACCGCCGCTGCGGGCGAGCGAGTCGGCTCCGGCCTGAATTTCATCGGCGCGCAGGAGCTTGCGTGCATGACGCCAGCGCATGGCATCTACCCGCAGCGCATCAGCCTCTGCGCGCAGGCGGGCGATCTCGGCGGCGTGGTCGGTGTAAGAGACATAGTCGCCGTCGAACTGCGTGTCCATTCCATCTTCAAACCAGTCATAACGCTTAATCCCACTCATCCCAACACCCTACTAGTTATCGATGGCCCAATCTACCATCGTGGTTTGATTTGATAAATATCAGGAATGGAACAGTTAGTTTGATTTTGTGAACTTATGGACGATGTGCCCATTCTTCACATATTCATCCGCCTCGTGCTTCATGTGGGTTCCAAGTACAGGGATATTGCTCCCAGCTTCAAACGCAACCCAAATATCTTCAGGAGTTTGATCCAGGGCCGCAACAGCGTAGTCGAAGTGATCCCAATTCCAATCACCATCGTGAGATGGGACATAAATTGACCACATTCCATCGCTTGCCTTATTCCGGCACAGGATAGTTCGATTGTCCCGCCACGCGCACATGACGGAAATCTTTCCCTCAATTGTGTTCGTATCAATATCTTCGCGTTCCATCCACATCTCCTTATGCCGCAAGCCATTCATTGGTCAGGGCGACGTTGCTGTTGTTGATGACACCGAACTCGCGGTAGATGCGGCCAGCAACGTACCAACGAAGCTGACGGCCATTGCGGTCAGTCTGGACGATACGAGCAGTGCGCCTGCCCTTCGGAGTCATATCGGCGTCAACTTCGATGACAATCTCAGGCAGTCCAGCCGCATAAACAGCGATACATGCCTGGCGCTGGGCTTCAATCTGCTCTGCGGTGTATTCGATGTTCATCATGGCTGCGTCCCGTCTCGTTGGTATGGGTATATCTTACTAACATCCTATCAACCATCAACATCGCTGTTAGAACACTCCTCTCCGCAAATAGAACACTAGCCCCGCACCGCTGCGATGGGGTCGAACTTCGGCTTACTCGGCCATTCCACGTCCACACAGTAGCCGATGGCGGTCGTGATGTGCTGATACTGGTTCGTCTGATCCTCTTGGAACGTCGATCCGTCCTTTAGCTGGACTGTAGCCAGGCCCTTGTGACACCAGGGGGCCGTGTTCGGGTTGACGTACAGCGATGTGTCGCCAGATGCCGTCAGAATCTTAGTGCGAACCGCGTTCTGTCGGTCCTTGATAGCAGGATGGGCTGGCTTGACCTTGCGTGTGTAGCGCCAGCCATTCTCCTTCAGCACCCCCTCAATGTCCGTGTAGTCAGACGCGTGGCCGTGCTTCTCGCCCGCCTTACCTGCCGGGTCGCCGTAGATCAATACATGCTTATTGGCGTGATCCTTATACTTTTCAACGAACTCGATAGCCGCCTGCCGGGATACGGCGCTAGTCAGGACAATCTCATCCAGTAGGTAAAGGTCTTTGTTCTCATTCCGACGCACGCCGATGGCAGATGAAAGCGGCGTGAAGTTCTGATCGTGCATCCACATTAGCTGCTCATGTGGCTGGATCGTTGCATCGGTCAGGTTGTGCTTGCCATAGTCCTCATAGATACGCCCGCCAGCAGTCTCAAAGCTGGCCTCAAACTCCTGCTTGAACTGCTTCACGGACATAGCACGTTTCATCGCGTCCATCACGTCAGGCGGCAGAATCTCAGCCGACTTCCAGTGGAACACCTTGAAATTAGGGTCAGCGCCGGTCTCCGCCTTCATGCAAAGGTCGTAGTAGTGGTTCAGGCCATCAGGCACGCCCAGCAGCCAGCACCAAGCACGGTAATCTGGATCGGTCGGGTTGACCGTATTCAGCGCAGGAAGGATGTTAGCCTCCCACGCATCAGCCTTCACGTCCGCGAACTCATCGATCCCGCCGCCACGCCACGGAATACCCTCGATACGCTGGGGCTTGTCCAGCCCAATGACGTGAATCTCGCTCCCACTGTCGAGATAGATAATTAGCTCAGACTCAGATGGCCTACGCTTATGGGTGGCCGACAGCGTGAACTGCTTCAGGTCATCCCAAAATATCTTTTTAGCTTGGCTATGTGTAGGCGCAGCAGCGAAGTATGGCCCTACGTCTGCGCTAGCCATCTTCGTCAGGAATCGCTTAAACCGCTCAGTCTTTCCGCTACGGCGTCCAGCAGGCACCAAAGGAAATCGAACGCCAGAAGGCACAGCCTGCATCAGGGCAAGCTGAACCGGATGGTCTTTAAGCGCATACCAGCGCGCTAGCTGGCGGTCTAACAGAAGGTTCCCGGTCTTCATCCAGGCAGCTTTGCAATCAGGTCACGGATCACATCACCCATATCATCCTTGGGCGCATCGTCCTCACGCTTATCACGCCACTCATCCTTACGGCGGTTCTTTAGCCAGAAGATGGCAGCAGTCGGGCTAGGCGCTATCTTGGCTGTATACGGAGCATACACAGGCTTATCTGCCCCAGCAGGCATGAATATCTTTACCTCTTCCTGCTCATATCCGATTGCCATCTGGAACAGGGACCGTTCTACGCGGTCGTCTGCTACATCCTTACCAATCTTCATGACCTCAACAAGCTCTGGATATTTACATTTCCAGTTGTTAAGTGTCCGCTCACAGACTCCCATTGCCTCAGCGACATCCTTGTCCGTTCCGCCAAGTCGGCATGCAACCTCAGCGATTGCAACCATCGACTTATCCCACTTAGACGGCCTAGCCATACTTACTTCCTTTCTTCAGGTTGTCCTTGGCCCATAGCGGCTGAAGGTTTGAAAGCTCCCAGCATTCTTGAAACTGACAATCGTCCGTCATATCGAATGAGGCACAGGGGCGCACATGGTCAATATGCCAACCATCTTTTCCATAGTTGCTCCAATTCATACCATCCTTGAAAAGGCGCTCCAAATGATCCATTAGCTCCTTTACCGAATACGGCAAGCCAGTGATGCTCGCCTTCCTGCCCGCATCCTTAATGGCGTGCCACATCCTAGCCCTAGTCGCCGCCTCAATCTTATAGGCCGTCAGCTTCCGCAATCCGGCCTTGTATGCTCTACGCTTCTCTTTATGGGCTGCATTTATTCCCAATCTATCTTTCCGAATAAGCGCCGCACACAAGACTACATAGTCATCAATTCCATATCCGGCATCATATGTCGCCTTAACTTCTGAATCTGTCGCCCCAAGGCGCAGCAATGTTGAAGACCAATCGAAATTGATCCTGTCAACATTTGCATACTCTGACTTATAGGAACTTGGCCTACCCGGTGGCATTATCAAACCTATTTCTTATCTATATATCTAGATACTACACGATCTTCCAATCAGGGTCATTCATCGAAATCTTCTACCACTTCAGTGTACTTCTGAGCCGGATTCATAATCACCTCAATCAACTCCTCAGCCTTCTCTACGCCAACGTCCTCTTCCTTCACCTTGTCACCAAGTAGAAGGACGTAATTAGCGCCGGTTTTCTTTGAAACCTCACCCATCGACCCCTTGAACAATCCATCCTCAAAATACTTCTTTGAGTCAATAAACGCCACTCGCCCGTATTTAGTCTCTACTACCTTACTCATCTACCTTCCTCTCCTTTGCCGTCCAGTGCGGGCCAAGCTTCTTGGCAATCAGAAGACCAGCCAGCATTCCAGATGTGAATACACCGATAAAACCAAAAATCTCAACCATCCGAGTTCCTCTCCTTTGGATCTGATTTTACTACGGTGAACCTAGCATCGGCACTTAGGTAGATCCCATCATCATCCTGCCCCATGACGGCCCCGCCAGATTTGTACTTTATCGCACCGGCCTCAATCAAATCAGCCATATCGCGGAGTGATCTAACAAACCTTGTGATGGCTGGATCTGAAACATTATTTACTACAAATTTCATATCACTCCTCCACCTTAAGGCCAAGCTCGGCCATTAGGGCGTCTGCCATATCCACAGCATCGATTGCAACAGCCTTTCCAAATGTCATTGTTGCATAATCTTCTCTTTCACTGAGGTGTGAAAAATCAATCGCCAATGACCGAGAAAGAAGCCCTGCATCGCCTTCCCAGCCAACTCAGCCCTAAGCTTGATCTTGTCGCCTGCGGTCATTCCCATTCCTCCGCGTCGGCCTGAGCCTCTGCATTCTCAAAGATCATTCTCTTTTGATCGTCGGTGAAAGTATTCCATGCTGCGCGCATATCAGCACTAATGTACCTCCTCCAATCATGGACATACTTGAAATAGGCATTCGGCCATTCAGGGCTTAACCACTCATTGTCCATCTCACACTCTCCGATTCTTGCAGTTGTTGAAATCCAGCCTGCGGCAATTTCCACAACGCTGGCATCCTTTTTGCTCGGTTGGCCGTGCAACTATACGCTTAGGCTGCCCTTCATAAGGCCAAGGATAGTTCTTACGAAACTCCTGACTGCCATCCTTCCAATTCACCAGCCAATTAGCCCACTCGGGCGCTGAGTCCCATTCAAGTCGCTTATGCATCACCGTCAAATGCCGGAACCTGGCATCTGCCTTCAGCGATTCCTCTACTACTTCAGTCATTGACATTCGGAACCTCCGGGTTTCCGCAAACTCCACTCCAATGCACACCTTTGATTGCTCTGGCTGCTGTCCATTTAGAAACTCCGACAGCATCAGCTATTTTTGAATAGCTAACACCTTTCGCTCTCAAGGCCTTAGCTATCAAGACTTTATTTTTATTAAGCCTTGCCTGACCATTCTTTTCACCAAGAGCCAACGGCGTTTCCAGTCTATGGCATTTCTGGCAAATCCACTCAACATCTAAAGGCTTTGAGTAATCGTGATGATGGCCTTGAATAAGACTCCTGCCATCACGCCTAGTGCCAGGATCAAGCCCGCACCTTTCGCAAACACTCGGACGGGTCAACGCGCCAGTCTCTACAGCGGTTCTGACAGCGCGATAAGCTTTTTGCTTATCTGCCTTCCCCGCCGTAGTGCTGGTGTCGATCTGCTCGAGGTTCATGCCGCCTCCCTCCATTCTTCAACGTAAACCGGACCAGCCACCTTGCCTTCAGCGAGCAAAAGGCACATGGAACCCGAGACGTCCTTCATGCGCCTGCAGACCATTCCATAAGGAGTTGTCTTTGCCCAACATTTAGTCACCTCGCCATCGAAGTCGCGTAGGTAAACGACACGGCGGCCGAAGATGCGTGCAATCCACTTTTCCATTACGATGCCCTTTCCTTGCTCTGCGGACCACTCATTCGATCACCTCGCGGTATCGGCGAATTGCATAGTCACGGCTTCCAACATCCTTGATAGCATCATCTTCAGAGTGGAATGCAAGGTGCGATCCGTCATTGTCATTATCGATTACAACAAAAATCTCTCGCGGCTCAGGCTTGATGCGGTAGAACTCGGCTGACATACAGAAGTCCACGGAGGATTCAAGGTCCATCCATGCATACGACTTATCAGACTTCTGATACTTGTACTGAATCACCTTCCCTTCGGAAAGCGCCTGCACCAGCGGCAGGTAGTCCTTAGCGTTGATCGAATTCATTCATCCTCTCCGTTCATTTCATCCTGTTCAAAATATTCGGCCTTTTCTGCGCATTCGTGGCATGGAATCTCCCAATATCCATACTCGTCAAGATTTCCTTGCCCTGCCGTAATCGCTCCGCAGATGCCGCTACTCAGCATGCATTTACTATGATCCATTTTTCTCAGCCGTACAGAGTGCCTCTCTGCTCTGTCTCAATCTTACCGAACCTATGGCCGCAGTGACATATAGGCTCTTGGAAAAGACTGTTCCATGCTTGGAACGGATCGGAATTGCTTACTGGGTGATCCGATTCTTCGTCACAAACCGGACAAATTAGTTCGATGAACGGATACAGGGTATCCATTTTGATATGGCGCATTACTTTCGCATGTAGTCTTGGTGTTCAGGGAAGTAGCCCTTGCCGTCCTTACCCATCGTCCACCGGCTTGATACGTCATGGCGGTGGGTCTGCACGCCATCTGGATCGACAATCAGACGATCACGCTCTCGGGTACGCATCCGCTTGTGCCAGATGCGCTTATCCTTAGCCTCCGAGTCACAGACGGCGATTCCGTGGATTGGGGTCTTCTTTCTGCTGCGGCTCATTACTTTTCCTTAGGAACCATGCACTTACTGTAAAGCTCTCGGGTAGCCAGTAGCTCAGATTGAAGCCAGGTCACGGTTGCGTCGGCTTCGTCTCCTGCTGCAATAGCTCGGCTCGCACTCTGGAACCGTAGCTCGGCTTGCTCATCCTGTCCGCTGGAAGTTCCGGCAAAGGTTTGACCTTCACGTACTCGATTTGACTCACAGCCCCGCCACTGCTGCTGCAACCGCTGATTACCGTTGCGAAGATCGCTGACAAGAGTAGTTTGCGCATGGATAGCCGACTCCCGTCCGGCTGCATAGTTGCGTTCGGCCTCAGCCGACTTGGATTGGTACTCGATTACCGCCGCTTGGGCCTTCTCTCGGGCCGTAGCAGCCGCCTGAGCCGCCTTGGCCGTCGCAGCTACCACCTTGTCCCGATAGGCAGCATAGGCGTCCTGAGTGCTCCCAAGACGCCACGTCTGCACCCCAGCCACTAGGAGGAATGCAGTAGCCAATGCCGCAAAGACAGTCGCCCGCACGCCCCCTAGGGCTAGGATGATGGCGTTCATTATACTTCTACGCCAACCATGGCGATCCAATCGCCAGTAGTCTGCGAGACGCCGCCCGTACGGATGCCTTCAACACCATTATCAATCCAACCGGTCTTATCGTTCATCTTATTGCCCTCTTAGTCTACTTTCTTCACTTGTTTGACACTGGTAGCAGCCGGGATTAGGCCAGTAGCTAGCAGGGAAACGCCGATCAGGCCATGCACAGCAGCCGGGATGGCGTCCAGCATACGATCAGGCAACATTGCATAAAAAGCAACCACTGCGGCGAAGTTGATGCCTGCCAGGTGGGTAGACCAGCGCTTCCACCAGCTAACCTTTACCGGCTGTACGGTGATCGGCGGGCCATCAGCCTTCTTATCAGGTTCCAAGATGATCGGGTCATCGGAACCGGCGATGCGGGTAGGCTCAAGGATAATCGGGTCATCACTCGGCATGGGATTTTTCCTTTTCTTTCAGTTTGGAGGAAGCTTCTTTCTCTACCTCTTCGCGCATCCATTGAGGCATGCGTCCATAGATCGATGAAAGGTAAGTTTGAGAACGGTCCGACTCAGCTTTACGCTCAGATAGATCGCTATCGTATCGATTGAACTCGCGGCTCATCCATACAGCCCCCATTGCCATACTCACTAGCATCATGCAGCAAAGGCATACGCAAATCCAAACCCCTACGCCACCTGCATTAACTTGGATCGAACTAGTAGTATTGCCAGAATTTAGACTAAGAACCTTGTCGGCCTTGTCCGTGAATCGATCAAGAGCCTCAATAAGCGCCCGCTGATCCCCCTGAGAATCGCTCATTATCGGTCTCGCCTATATGGTTCTGAGAATACAGGTACTTCCATTTTAACAGCAATCCTATAGACCACATCCCGCAGAGCATGGATTTCTCCCTTTAGCTCATTGATGGATGAAGCCTTCATGTAGTCCTCAGACACCTTCAGCTTAAAGTCTGTGTGCGCTTTCCAGAGAGCCCAAACCCAAGCGATTAGACCGCTAATCCCTATGCCCATCAAGGATAGGATCGGACCGATATAGGCTTCCATATTATTCTGCCACCATGTGTTCATGGGGATTACCTCTTACTGCTGATTGCAGTTCAAGGCTACCCAAGTTGGCTGAACCTCGCGTGCAGGTCATCGGATCACCCAAGCGGCGGCGTATTTCTGTGTCCACGTCTTTCTTTCGCTGAGACCCAAATTGCCACCATTCACGACCTTAGTGACAGCATCTACAGAGCCTCGATCCGCAATCTCATTCAGCCCGTTAGCGCGCCAGAACCAGATCGCCGAGGCAACCGCCCCATCAGGATTGGCTACACGATCCGGATTCTCTAGCAGGCTTTCGTCGCCCAGCCATGCACGGCTGAATCGGCGGTAGTTATCGCGGCCCGTAAGTTGCTTGATCCCGCGCCCACGGAAGCGCCATCCATCGCCAGGCTGCGTATTACCAAGATTCTTACGCCCCCACTCACCGCCGTATAGGATGTTGCCAAGGGCATTCTGATGGGCTGGCTGATCCGCCAGCTTCCATCCGGTTCGCTTGCGTACCTCAGCATCAATCCGGCCAAACTTCTTAGCATCCGCCTCGCTGATCCGGTGACGCCCAAAGGTCTTTAGGATTGCATCCGCCGAGTAGTTCAAACTTTCGACTACCGTTCGGAATCCACCGCTTTCGGTATGAACCTGCCCCAAGAACATCGACGCCCGCTTTACATTGTCCATGATCCCAGCGACCTTCATCTGCTTAACCAACTCATCCGCATACATGGCGGCGGCTGGGGCAATTCGGACAATCGACTGTGCGGTAATCATAAAGAATCAGGGCGGTGGTTTACGCAATCGTAAGCCAAACCGCCCTGACGTGCAAATCAACTTTTCAGCTTTTCCATAATAGCGCCAACAAGCAAATCCTGAATCCGATACGCCAAATCCCCATCCTCAATATCAGTAACCAACTTTGCTACACGCTGGTGGATAAGAGGAGATGCCTCCTGCACAGCATCTTGCAGGATATGCCAGCCCTTACTAGCGGTCTTGTCCCAAGCGTCAGGGCCGTTGAACACAGTGAAGGCAGAAAGTCCAGCAACCACCTTCTCAATCTGCTGCTTAAGAAATACCTCCATATTTCCATCAAACAGCTTGTCTACCTCATCTCGGACAATCTCATAGGCCGAATTCTTGATAATCCGCTCAAAATCGTCTTGGCACTTGCGGCCAGCGATTTCAGCGAACTTCTCACGACAGATTCGGCGCTTGTCATCCTCTGACAAGTAATCGTCAATATTTACAGTAATCTCGCTCATCCCATCTCTCCTTATCGAATAACCCGCGAGTGCAACGGCGCGACTCGCTCTGCCTTCTCCCTATCCCGCTTAGCTTGCTCAGATGTTCCGTGCCATGCTCGCCAAGATGACTTACCTGGATTCTTGGCCCGCTGCATTGCTCGCTCTTGGTCATTCATTGGAATCTCCAAGGCTAGCAAGCCAATCACGGCCAGCATCAGTTGCAATAGCGCCGAAGTAGGGCTGTCGCATATGTCCTGGAACTTTCTGCATGGCCTTACCAATGTAGATCAGATGCGGAGCTTTAGCTTGGACTTCTCGCAGGTTTACAGCATTGGTATAACCCCAAATGTCTGCGCCAGTAGACGCAATAGATGCTAACTCCTTTACTGCTTCATCCGAGATTCCGTACTCGTTTTTCATTCCATCCCTCCTATTGGCGCGTGGCCGTTGTGTGTGTGGCCAGATTAGCCATATGCACTAATCCTATCAACATCATGGATAGGACAATCGAGTTCATGGATAGGACAGTGAAAGACAGGCATAAAAATGGCCGCAATGGTGGGATGAGTCCCATTGCGGCCTACGCTTTCAGTCGGGAGAGGACGACTTAGGCGCTACCGGTGGAGAGGGGCACCGGGCGGCGATTACTCAGCCAGCACCACGTAGTTTAGTGAGTTAAAACCATCCGTCAATAGGTGGAGGCGCTGGAGGGATTCGAACCCCCGTAATCCTCTACGGCTACTTGGGTAGAAGCCAAGACCGATACAGCGCCATGATGGTGGGCCTGCCCCGAATCGAACGGGGATCACGTTGTTATGAGCAACACGCTAAGAACCTTCCAGCTACAGGCCCAATCCTGTAATAAATTTCCACCGCTTGCCAGTTCTAATTCTAGAAATTGTTGGATGAGAAACGCCAAACTCTTCTGCCATCTCTCTTAGCCCACAACCGACTCTAGACGCTATATCAAGAACTTGATCTTCTGTCAGCTTTGAGCAATGAACACCCTCGCCAACTGGAACAATCCTTAGACCGTTATCAACCGCATGTTGTATTTGCTCAGAGTGAGTAGCCCACTCCAAGTTTGAAGCACAATTATTAGTTTTTACTCCATCAATATGATTGACGGTAGGCTTCCCTTCTGGATTTTCAAGGAATGCGATTGCTACGGCCCTATGCACCCTAATTGCCGTTGCCTTTCCTTTTCGCCCATGAGGCTTTACGCAAACCTGCAAGTATCCATATGGGTTTAAAGTTAGCTTTAGAACTTTACCCGTGGAATTTGACATTATCATCCCACAGTCAGATACCGAATACTTGCCATCCATGCCAACTACATATCGCCATTCAGTCAATTAATGTCTCCTGGTGCCAAGCGTCGGATTTGCGCCGACTATTCCTGATTACAAGACAGGTGTGATACTTCATTCACCAGCTTGGCCTATTTGGAGCGAGTAACCGGTAACGCTCCGGCTCCTACAGGATGGAAGCCTGTCGTGCGTCTATAAACACCTTACTCGCTTACATGGAGGGCCTACACTGAATCGAACAGTTATCTATTCCTAGATAGCCAGGTTTTCAAGACCTGTTTGCACCCTGTGCGCGTAGACCCTAAATGCTGTTTGTAGTGGAGGCCGGTGCTGATCTCCGGCACAGCCTCGATAAGGCGGGTATCACGTCCATCTTCTCCGCGCATCAGCCTGCGCATTCTCCACTACAAACAACACTAAAATTGCATCTGAAATGGCGTTATATCCGCTTAACTATGCGCCCGATTTTTGGCGGGCGTGCCCTTCACTTGGATTCGAACCAAGGACTCCAATTCAGATACAAACAACACTTCAAATGAACTATCGGCTGACCATGAGTGAGGACTTGAACCTCAAACCTGACGTAAACGTCGCTCTACCTATTGAGCTACTACATGGTCATGCGATAACTCACTTTCCCCCGCCAGCAGCCCTAAGCATCTAGAGCCACTGGCGGGATCATCCTACTACACTCCTAGGCAAAGTGGGCGCCATACAATCCCCAATTTACCCCTCAGCCTCGATTACGTCGCTACTCGGTCAGGTCACCGATAGGGAGACGCCTTTCGGCTCTACCGGCCCTCACTGCCAGCCTTGTTTCGTCATGGCATGAGCACTGGCTGCACGCCATCCAAGGTATCCGGACCACCGGGGCGCTTGGCTCGCCTACATCCGTTGATGTCAATCTTACACTTGCTGGAATCCTATGCAATAGCCTGCATAGGACTCAGCGGTGCATCTGTAGAACGATCAATCTAGTCGCTCGACTTCACATACCGTGCCATGGAAGCAAATCACCTCTGGATTGCCATCAGGCGCTTCACACTCAAACTCATAGCTACTTTCATCAACCTTGCCGAGAAGCTCTCGGATCACAACGCCATTAACAGTGACTACGGAATGTCCGCCAAGCCTATCTTTAAACTGCCTAGTGAAAACCTCCTTCTTCCAAGGCTTCCACCATACTGGCGTGTAAATTTCATGGCCTATAACAATATTCTCTAGACGGTATAGCTTATTGACTCGGAATCTAGCCATATCACGCTCCGGTACTGCCGAATCCGCCAGCCCCACGCTTGGTGTCGCTCAGTTCGTCAACCTCAACGAACTTCACATGCGGAGCGTCAACGATCATAGCTTGTGCAATCCGATCACCGGCAGACGGATACCAAATCCCACCATCATCACGGCGAACCTTCACTAGCAGTTCACCGCGAAAATCGCTGTCGATCACGCTAGTGCACGTAGCCAGACGCAGGCTACGATTGAACGCATAACCGCTGCGCCCGTACAGAATCATGGCCTTTCCCTGTGGAATCTCAAATGCCAGGCCAGTGCGGTACGTCGCTGTGTCGTCCTTCTGCTCCACACACTCTACAGCGGTAATGTCGAAGCAGCCCGACCCATCGGTGGCATAGCTAGGGATCACAGCGGACGGGTGGAGGCGCTTGATCTTCACCTTAAGCATCGCCGGAACATCAACGCCTTTAACGTTGACGGCAGTCAAATTTTGAGGCAGTGAAGGCTTCAGCCCGCCATCTAAGTACGGCGGAAATGTCACCCGGCCAACAACATCATTACTCATCGTCGCTCACCACTCGGTTGGTGTCGGGGTCACTTTCCACTGCATTTTCAAACGAGCACTCACCATTCTTGTGGTCATTGATTTCAAGAACACCATCCTTGCCCGCTTTCCAGCCAGATTCGCCACTCTTAAAGTTTTCCGACTCATAGCCACCAATCCTACTAGCCATTGCATCAGATACTTTTACCAAAATCCGTTCAGGCTTCTCAATCTCCGGCAGAACATGGCCCTCAGTCTTATCCAGACTCAGCACGATTTCCGTGCCATTGCCCGAGCCGTTGATGCCGGTCAGTCGGTAGCCGAATCCGCCGAGGATGTTCACAAGCGCATCGGAGCTAATCTTTTCTACATCGCCACGAAGGACTTGATACAGTCGCGAAAGCTGCACGCCAGACTTCGTGGCCGCATCCTTTGCGGTCAGGCCGCTATCGGAAACGTGGTTCTTGATGGCTGACGCAAGAGCGTTGCGCAGCGTGGTTGCGTTGGTGTCGGTCATGTTGATCCCTTAGTTGGTAGGCGGAGCCGGAAGCGGCATCCAGTGCGTTGGCCGAGAGCCACGAAGGGCAAACGGACCAAGCTTGTTATCAGTCACACACCACAGTCCATTAAACATAGACTCGCTATCGCCATGTTCAAAGTATGGGTCAGTAGCGTCATCCTGAAACCATGCAACAAACTGCTGATTACCAGCAAAAACCAATACACTTTCATTCTTTGGCGCTGTCTCAATCGGCTTCCAACTCATTTCTTACCCCTCTTTCGTCGTTGGATTTCACGTTTCATCATCTGCGCCTCAGCAGCGAAGTCTCTAGCCTCTTGCATGACTTCGCTTACATCGTAGCCTTGGCGGTGAACCTCAAATACCGATCTAGCCAATTCCCTGCTTAGTGCCATGACGATAGGTAGCTCATCGTCTGTGTATTGGCTAAACCTTGGACCTTTCATCTTCGATCAATCTCTCAAGGTATACAGCCAGGTCCATTGCCTCTTCCTGCGCATGGATCAGCCAATCTAGGCGCGATAGGTCCGTGCGCTCCATCGTCTGCTGATACTTGATGTATCCATCGATAGCGCGATCCTTAATCTTCTCAGCTACCGAATCTTCAATCCTACTCACGACAAATCCACCTCTCTGCACTCGTAGCGGCCATTGGCTTTCTTACTCCATCCATGCACCCATACCGCCAGACCAGATTTGCGGATAGCAGCGATATTCTCGCTATCTGCGATCTTCTTGATGCGCGCTGCTACATTAGGCCCGCTTGTGACCTGCACCAATCCCGCCTCACCATCAGAAAGATACATCAAATCTGCTATTCCGAATAGGTCATGGCGACGAAAAATTCCACGGAAGTTAGTCGAATGCTCAACCACTGCGACGGTGTAGCCGCGTGATCGCAATAGCTCTAGGCTTCGCTGGGTTGGGGTTTTAGTTGCCATGGGTACGCCTAGAGGGAATCCTGTCGCCCATCAATTTCCGCGCCTCTACCCAAGGGCACCATTCCTCATGATCCTCAATGAATCTCTCAGATCGAACGTATTGCTTACCATCTGCAAATCCAGTGCAGAATACGCAATATCCAAATTCATCATCCGTTATTACGTGCTCTGGCGCTAATTCTTCTAATAGCGACATTGCCTTAGATAGCTTACTCACTTCCGCTTCCTCCTAGCATCCTCATCCTTAAACCCGCGCTCCCACTCTTTCCGAAGCTCGGCGCATTCTTCTGTTGGTCCGTACATCGGCTTGCTGTCGATGCCTCGGCCTGACTCCCTAGCCCAAGTTCCGGCTTGGTAGGCTTGTTCTTTAGGTGTCATCAGTCGGGTCTATTAACCGCATGGGCATGGCGGACGGTTGATTCCCAATCCTTGCCATCCACCACCCTAGCCTTGCTCTCAATTAGCGCCTGAGCCATAGACATTGAGGCCTCTTCCTCTGCGAACTCTGTAGCCTCCTCTTCATTTTCAGCACCTTCTACGGCCACTACGAAAACATAGTGAAGCTCAACTTCATAATTCTTAGCCACGTCCATCTCCCAATAGTTTGTTTTGACGTCCCCACAATTCCTGTTCGCTGCCATAGGCTCTAGAAAAAGTCTTGCCACCATCCATAAGGCTTGGTCCGTACTCCGAAACCATTTCCTTTGGCGTCATGCCTTCAATCGGGACTCGGCGATGGTGCCATGCACAAAGAGCGTACCCGTACATGTGCCCCATACGGATGTTTCCAGACTTCATGTGCTGGTAGTCGCATCCTTCTTCATCACAGCCAGCTAGACCACTCTCGCGCCGTACCTCGCAGGCCATACATGGGCCTTCCTTGCTCGCTACGATCCGTGCAGCCTCGGCTTTTGTTGGCGCGCTAGTGGAACGCCCTCGCTTCACTTCTTTAGCTCAATGGTCGTCCACATCATAACCATCCAGCCGCCAAGTGCGGCGCCCCAATCAGGTGCGTCAAATACCAGCTTTAGCACAAGGCACCCAAATAGAAACCCTGCTGTTTCCACAAGCATCCGCTTCATCCCATCACCTTCTCTTTGTGATAGCTGCCGCTCTGGAAGCCATAGTCGAACGCCTGGCGCTCAATCTCATCCTCATACGGGTTTCGGTACAGCATACCCATAAGCGCCTGAGATGTTCCCTCATTCATGATGATGGAATATTTGGAGCCAATCTTTGGAATCTTGAAGTTTACTGACACAGCACTCTCCATTTCTCTACCTCTCTTTTGTAATACTCAATTCTATCATTTCTGACGGCGCCGTAGAAGTTCGGATCGACCTTCGCCACCTCTAACTGAGCAATGGCGCGCTCTAGCATCCGCTCCGGACTGTCGTTCCAAATGTCAAGATTGCGGCCCTCTGAGCGCATATCTAACCTATTCAAAATCGTTTGGGTTGAACCCCATTCCTATAAGAGCCGTTCGGCACCACCGCACTGGATTTGACTGTAAGCCCTGCTCATCCGGATGGTCGCCAATCTGGATAGCCATAGTGATGGCATCCGAAGCCTGAGACTTGGTTAAGTCCTTGCTGCTTCCTCCAAGATAGATAAGCCCGGGCGAACCGTTGCCGGTGTCAATGCCCGGAAGCATGCGCCATCCAAGTACGGTCCCACTAAGCATATGCCGCCAATCATCCTTGGATAGCCTATTGCCATGCCAAGCCAATTGCGAAGAAAGGTCTCCGCAAACACAGTTGAGCATTTTCCGCTGCTCATCTGTCATTTTAGTTTGACCTTCAACCTTCCAGTTCATGCCGTCCCCACGTAGAACAGCCGCACCGCCACAACCACAAGGCATCCGATCACAGCCCAGGTCACGATCCGCTCTTTGATCCGCTGACTGCGCGCCTTGCGATCCAAAACACGCTGCCACATCTCCGCCCGCTCAACATCAGCCTGAGTCTGCTTGCGAATGTCGGTGTACCTGTCTACGTGGCGGTTAGAACGACTCATTTCATCTCTCCAACTGCTCTAATTACTTTGCTTTTCTTATCACCAACGTACCATTTACGCCATGTATCAAGAGATACATAATCCTTAATCCCCGAATCCCAATAGTGAACCACGCCGTCTTTTACACCGATGACAGTGTGTTGCCCATAAGGATTTTTAATAACATCGCCTTGAATTGGGTCTTTACGAGGATTGCGCTTCATCTCATCTCTCCGTTAGGCCGTTGCCCGATGTGGCTAGATTGCCACTATCCTATCTCTCGATCAACATCACCGGTAGAACGATCATCTTCATGGATGGAACTATGGATAAAGGTAAAGTGAGTAGTGCCGACCATGCTCAGTGGTGAACTTCCGCTCTAGCAGGTCATCATGATTCCGCCAGTAATCCTCCCGCTCAGGCGCATCGCCCGCATTCATCAGGCATGTGAAGATTGCCGACTCAACGGCCTTCGAATGGCTGATAGGGTCGCCGCACTTGCATTCACGCGCTGCCATCTTCGTGCACCAATGCAGTCTTTAGCCGCTCAGCATCCGCCATGATCCGATCCCCGCTGACCCTGGCCGTATGCCGAATGTCCACTGGAACGCTATTGCCGCTCATGAACCATGCGACTAACTCGCGGGCTACTGCTTTCGTGTCTGAATTCATCATGCCGCCTTCCCTCTGTCAGTCAGCCCTAGTGGCTTAGCTTGGCGAGATTGCTGACCATTAGCGTATGTAAGCCGACTCCTAGCAATCATAGCGATAGCCGCGCCCCTAGGAATCATCATGGCCGCTGCAATCTCATTGGCATTGCAGCCCTCGCAGTTGAGCCGGAATATGTCAGATTCGGACAATAGAATTCTGCTCATGATGTGAAGCCAAATATAGTAACGATGGTAAAAACAACACCCCACCTAAAAATATCAATCGCAATGATTATTGGAGCAAGCGCAAAAGCTATAAATATCCAATAGCTATCGTCAAATATCATTTTTTTACCATCCTCAATAACATTACTCACTTCACCGCCTCCGTAACCCCAAACTCACTCATCATCTGCTCAAAGCTGTAGCCGAGAGGCTGTGCGCCTTCTGGAAGGATTGGTTCAAGCTGATCTTCTCCCGGAGCAAATCGTCCATCTCTAGGATGAGAGTAAGGGCTATTTTGTGAGCCCCAGCTATCAGGCGAGACGGGCCACCCACATTCGTGCGAGTTCGGGTAATTAACTAAGCTTCCAGAAATAACCCCTTCCTGCCCAGCAAGCTCTGGCCAGTTTTTACTCCATTTAATCCTTACCCTCTGCCCTACAAAAAACTTAGCCATATCTCAAAGCCTCTCCAAATTCATCAATCATCTTCTGCACCTTTGCCTGATCTATTGGCTTGGGTGCGCCGTTGAGTTCAAGTTACGCCGGTTATCTGATTAGATCAACGGAACTCATGGAACAGATTGGTCACTCATACGGAACAATCAGAAGTCACGCTCTAGGGCCAAAGACTGGAAGGCCATAGTCTCGGCCTCAAACCTGACTTTCTTGAATCCAGTTGGCCCATGCCGGTTCTTCTCGATCAGGATTTCAGCCAGTCCCCTATCGGGCGAGTCAGGGTTATATACCTCATCCCGATACAGCATCAAGATTTGATCGGCCTCGCGGGTTAGTTCATCGCTGTTAGCAAGGTCGCCAGCATTGGGCCGCTTGTCGCCAGTTCGACTATCCACACCCTTCACAACCTGCGCCAGAGCCACCACAGGAACCTCAAGGTCACGCGCAAGGTTCTTAAGTCCACGGGCGATGCTTGCAACCTCTTGGATTCGGTCAGCGCCAGGAACCGTAATACGCTGCGCGTAGTCAATAAAAATGATCTTCACGCCATGACTGTGGACCCACTTGCGCGACACTCCAACAAGCTCATCTAGCGTGATTGCCGAACGATCATAGATCATCAGATCGCGTTGGTTCGCCTTTTGCACGCCAGCACTGAGCATCGGCCAATCCTCATCGTCAAAGCTTCCGTTACGAAGCTTAGACGCAGCTACGCGGCTCAGGAGGCTCACGCGACGCAATGCCATCTGCACAGCAGGCTGTTCCGCAGAGAAGAACCCCGGCTTGAACCCAGCCTCAGCAGCAGCTTCCACAAGGCCACCGATAAATGCCGTGTTGTGCGTGACGACGTAGTTGTCTGTCACGTAAAGCGAGGTCGGATGGGAGACGCGAATGCAGGTGCATTCCTCGGACTCCACGGCCTCGACGCTAGAGATGGTCAGCGACAGCGTGTGCTTCGGCTCACGGATGCGATCCGCCTTCCTCTTGAGGGAAGCGAACTCCGTCTGACCAGCGCCACGGATAGTCAGGACATGGGCGTCCATGTGCGTCGTGCGCTTCTTCGCCATGCTGCAAATCGCGCCCAGCGACCTCGCAAGCGCCTGCACATCCCCGGCGAAGTCGATAGATGACGACGAGAATCGGATGCTGTTGAACGACTCGACCCAACCGTCAGAGTCCATCAGGCCGCGCAGCAACTCCAAGCGCTCCGCCCGACTAGCGCGCATGTATGCGGCAGGGATGCGCTTCTCGTGGGAATACTTCCCCCACAGCCCAAGTTCGACAAGCTTGTCCTTCAGCCAATTCAGACGGCGCTTGGCCCCACTAATCCGGTAGTCGTACTTTCCGCACGGGACGAGGCGCATACCTTCAGGAAGCAAGCATGCGATTCGTTCCAGCACCTCGGTGTCATCCGTCGAGAATCGCGGCGTGGTGGTGGTGAAGTTACCATCCCCCAACAGGAATCCGAGCAGCCAAGGGTCAAGCGGGAGTGTCTCGCTTCCTCCGAACTCGCCGGAGATCAGCCGCACCGAGAGGCGGTTCCGGTAGCGGCGGCACTCCAGCTTGTTAAGGATTTCTGCCGTGGTCAGAACCCTCGGGGAGGTCCACTCCCGGTAATTCACCTCCCACAGATGGTCGATGCCAGCCCTAGCAGTGCGGCCGTCCGAGAAAGTGAACTGGTACACGTCCTTGACGCCCTGCGGGAATACCCCCGTGACCTCAGAAGGGGCGCCATCGATCGACGCCAGCGCATCGCCCATCCTGATGTCGCCCATGCGGACCCAATGCCCGTCGGCCAGCAGCACAAGCGCCGTGTTCGGCTGCTCTTTACCCATAGCAGGACGACCGCCAATCAGTGTCAGGTCACTGTTCTGCCAGCCGCCAAGAATGTCATCAAGTTCCAACAATCCAGTCGGAATGCCAGGAAGCTTGCCATTGTTAGCGTGAGCAAAGGAAATTGCCTCCCATGCCAGCTTCATCGCCTGCTTGCCAGTGTACTCACAATCTGTCACCGATGAGTTTAGCGAAAGCAAGCGGCCAATAGCAGAATCCACGGCGTCATCTTCACCAGCGCGTGCGCCTGCCGAAAGCTCTAGCGCAATCTGGACAACCTCACGCCGCCGCCAGTTGTTACGGACGATGTTGGCATAGGCCGGAACCTGTACAGCAGACGGGGTATTGCTGGCAAGGTCCAAGGCTTCCGTGAAAAGATCGCCGTCAGCCTCGCCAATCGTCACCGCGTCCGCAGGTTCACCAGCAAGCACACGAGACTTGATCGCTGCAAACAGCCTCTTACGGATCGGTGAAGTGAAGTGGTCCTCCGCGACAACTGACGCAATGTCATGGAATCGCATGTTGTCCAGCAGGAGGCCACCAATCACTGCCTCTTCTGCAAATGTAGCTGTAACGCTCAAAGTTCGTTCCTCCGCCGAACAGGCTCAGATGAGCCGTTAAACTTACCATTATTAGAAACCCAGTCTGCGCGGAAGGATTGCCAACTACGCTCCACGCACATAAGGATTGCTGACTCCAAACTCATCCCAGCCTTCTTCGCTTCTCTTACAACCCCATCAAGAGCGGTTTGCGTCATAGCTGCCTTCTTGGATTTTCTTACTACCATCCAGTCATCCCATGTTTGCCGAGTTACGCCATCTGGCATGGGAAACATGCTGGTGGTTCTATTGACGGTTCTTGATGGTTTATTACGGTTAGACGGCACCTGCTGCGGGGGTTTTGGAATCTCCTGCGGGGGTTGGCGAACCTGCTGCGGGGGTGGCGACGCACCTGCTGCGGGGTGCATATCCTGCGGGGGTGCATATCCTGCGGGGGTTACAACGTATGTTGTATGCCTCCCGTTGTCCCTATTTGCCTTAAGAAGGCCGGCATCCTCAAGCCACTTGATTGCATTTTGAACCGCCCTCTCACTGAAGCAGGTTCGCTCTGCGATTGTAGAAATAGAAGGCCAGCAATACCCCTCATCATTCGCATTGTCAGCAAGAGAGATAAGAACCGACTTTGCAGTGGGCGGCATTGTCAGCCCCCAGCAAGCGGACATGATTCTTGTACTCATTCCGTACCGCCAGTCAGAGCAGCAATAGCCTTAGCGTACTTTCGGCGCAGGCGAGCAGCCGTCTTCTCATCCAGCAGCGCAAGGCGCTCTTCGGATGAGTTGTCGGCAATGTCTGCTAGTTTTACGCGAAGCTCTTTCGGCCTCTTCCTAATTTCACCGTAGTAATCTTCCTCGCTACGGAAGGTGTTCCGGCTGAGAGTCATGCAGCCAATATGAACTGCACAGGGGAATGAGAAAAGAATCTCAGCGCCGTACTTTTCATATCCGCAATCCTCGATCACGTCATGCAGCCACGCGACAGCCTCAGCCACCGCGTCATCGCTGACCGCTGCTGCCACTCGGGCGACGTGTTCGATATAGGGACGACCGGCCTTGTCTACCTGGCCTGCGTGAGCGCGGATGGCGAGCGCCTTGGCGCGTGAAACAATGTCATCAGACATAGAAAAACCTCGCATTGGACTGGGCAGCACCCTGGCAAGGCACATTCCGAAAGTCCCGATTGGGAAAGACTTAGGGATGCATCCTGCCCAGTCCGATACGAGGTCTAGACACTACACAACCCAATCATGCCGAGCGGCCAAGCCCGACAACACAATGATACCGAAAGGAAAGGCCGCGTCAATAGCGGCCTTGGGGTTACTTCTTATGCTTCCACCCCATTCGGTAGTCGCTGTGACCCTCCTCGACCATGCGTAGAAGGTGGCCACGATTGGTCCCATTGCAGATGTTGCGAATCCAGTCAGCGCGCTTTCCGGTGAACTCAGCAAGCTCTGCGAAGCTCATGCCCTTCTTATGCATGCGGATAAGCTCCATGATTTCCTCATCCGACAGGTGCGGCGCGGCGATGCGGTTAGGCTTCTTCTCGATGCACTCTACGCGCTCGTTAGGCGGCAGTTTCTTGGCTACACCCCAAAGTGACCCGTAAAGGTACATTGAGGCGTATTTGCTCTGACTAGCTGAGCCTGGCGATGAGGCGCGGCGGGAACTCACTTCTTGCCCCAATCCGGCACCTTCTGCCATACCGGCTTGATGCTTCCGTTGCTGGTCTTTGCCCGAGCTACGTCAAAGCTGAAGATCAGGTCATCGGAACTAAGGGCGCGGATCACTCGGCCCATCGTGCGGGCGTCAAACGGCTCGCCGACCTTCTTCACAATGTCCTGATACAGATGCTCAGCCAGGAATGCACGCTTGCGGTACTTCGTGGCGATGATCTTGCGGGCTGCTGAGTAGGCAACGCTTGCCCAAGCGGCATTGTCCATCACTTCGATGCCGTCAATCTTCATCTTTGCTCCCCTCATTTTTTGAGTAGGCCACAGCGGCAATAGCAATCGCTGCGACCACCAGGGCAGGCCATCCGGCAAACATGCTGCCCATAAATCCAATGAACATGGCAATCAGGAAGATTGCCAAAACCTTATCATCTCCGCTCACACCTTCCTCCCAGTAAGTTCCTCAGTGCATCGGTAGCAATACTTGAACCGCGATCCCATGCCGGTCACATGAACCGGATACTCTTCACAATGAGAACAAACTGGAATCTCAGTCTCAACCTTGCGTGTAGCGTGCTGGCGAAGCGCTACGGTCAGCATGTAGTCGGCGGCTTCTGCGCCATGGTCGGCAAAGTCACTCATGGGCGGCACTCCGAACTATTCCTCCATTCAATAGGAATATAAGCCTCTTCGTATCGAGCTCCTGTTGGAGTCCACAAATTATCCGAAGCATATTCAATCAGAGGAGCGGAATCATACCAGTACCAAGTTCCATCAGAATCCATTGCCAGCCACTGCGCCCACTCCGGCGCGTCATCCCAACTCGGTTTCATATCTCCCTCCTTACTTAAAAATGACCCAACCGACAATCAGCAGGGTTACGGCGGTCCAGATCGCAACAGTCGGAAGGCGAGTCTTGCGATAGCGGCGGTACTGCGCGGTTTGCGTGGTGGCATCGATGCTATGCCACAACATACGGTCGGAAAGTCGGCTCATTTGACTACCCTCAGTTTTGGTTGTTTCGGCCTATCGTGTGGTGACTTCAGGCACTCAATCCGGTAACCTTTGACTGTTTCATGTATGACTATTTCGTACCCTTGACTCTCCATCTCCTGTACGTATGTCTGTACCTTATGGAACGGGATGGTGGTGTTGACCATATCCCCAGCTTGCAAATGGAGCCACAAAGATGGTGGCTTTCTATGCTTTGTCATGTAAAATTAAATGTCCCCCTGTGTAGGCACTGGTATGAATATTACTCAATCTGACGTTGTTTCTGCTTTGATTTATGAACCTGACACAGGACTTCTTAAGTGGAGAGGTGGTCGTCCAAAAACTATAAAAGGAAATATAGCCGGATATAAAAGAGATAATGGATACATAGATGTTAGAGTTAACAGGACTCTTATCCGGGCACATAGACTAATTTGGCTATATGTATATGGATATCTCCCGATTTCAATTGACCACATTAACGGAATTAGGGATGACAACAGGCTGTGTAATCTAAGGGAATGCACAAATGGCGAAAATCAGCAGAACATAAAAGCAAAAAAAAGAACACAAGAAAAAAAGTCGCAGTTCCTCGGAGTCTCTTGGTGCAAAAAAGCAAACAAGTGGAGAGCGCAGATACGGCATAAAAGAAAGGCATTGCATATTGGATATTTCGAATGCGAAAAAGATGCTTACTCTGCATATTTGTCAAAGAAGTCTCAGCTCCATACATTCTGCCCTTTGCCTCGGGTTGTGTAGCCCGAGCCAGGCGCTCGGCGGTTTGCGGTGCTTCGTCATGGCTCCACTTTGCCTAGGATTGGCGGGCAGATCAACATCATTTGTAGAACAATCTGTTCCGATTACATGTCTTTTTCGGAACGCTGGGTGCGCGTAATCTAGCCTCACTGACAGGGCAAACGCCCATACGGAGAGGCAGCATGGCTACCAAGTACGACAACTGGAAAACCTCAGCGCCGGACACCAATAGCGAGGCATGGACGGACGCTGTAGAGGATGTGGCGGACCAAATCGGGCCGATTGAGCGTGCTGAGATGGTGCAGACTTTGGCAGCGGCTACCGGAGCGCTGGACTGGATAGCTGGCGCTATCGAACTGCCGCAGCATCATCTGGCGGCATTCCGCGACCTGATCGCTATGGCCGACTGCTACCGGGAGCAGGTTGAGGACGCAATGAAGGTGTACCATGACCCGCGAGATTGATTGGTGCATCATCTTCAGCGACTTCAAAATCATCGCGGCATTGGCTGGCATGGCTGTATGCGCTATTGGCCTGATCGGGATTGTCTGGATCGGAGTGACGCAATGATTCTCAACAAATGGACTAGCCTGGCGACGTTCCTTGTGTGCCTCGCAGGCATCTACTACTGCTGGTACGATGATAGCGGTGGGATCGTACTTTTCACGTTCGGCGCTGCCGTGTGTGGTGTACTGACTTACTTTGAGTGGAGGAAGTGATGAAACGGGAGTATTGGTTTCTTGCAGGAGGTATTGTACTTGGAATGATGCTAGCTGGTGCCAAATGTTCGGCAAAGTTTGATGATAGCAACCCCGAGTGCAAGCGACTTGAAATAAGCACAGGTGCGGAACGATCTGTCTCAGCTAGAGAGACTACAGCACGGTAAAATAGCTGTACGATGCAGATATGGAGAGGAAAATGAATGAAGTAGTTGAGGCGCAGCCGAAAGAGCAGCGCATGGCCCCGTATCAGGCGGCTATTAAGAAGGCAGAGGAGAAGTTCCGCGAGGTCGCTGAAAAGACGGTTAACTATGATCGTGAGTGCATCTTTGCCATGCAGGCATTGATGAAAACCGACTTCGCCATGCAGACGGCCAATAAGAACCCGAAGTCGGTTCACCTAGCGATGATTAACGTGGCATCCACTGGCCTGACGCTGAATCCGGCGCATGGATATTGCTACCTTGTGCCGCGCGATGGCGCTATCGTGCTGGACATAAGCTATCGCGGCCTCTTGAAGATCGCAACCGATACTGGCTCTATCAGATGGGGTCGGGCTGAGGTTGTATATGAAGGTGATACTTTTGAGTATCTCGGGCCTGCAAAGGAACCGATTCACAAATGCAACCCGTTCAAGCGGAAGGATGACGATCAAATCATCGGCGTCTACTGCATCGCAAAGACTAGCGATGGCGACATCCTCACCGAGGTCATGGGCGCGGATGAGCTAGAAAAAATTCGCGGCAAGTCCATGAGCTACGCCAAAAAGAAGTCGGGGCCGTGGGTTGAGTGGTTTGAGCAGATGGCTAAGAAGGCCGTCATCAAGCGCGCTAGCAAAACCTGGCCCTACACCGAGCGAGCCGAGAAGCTGAATCAGGCAATCGAGATGGCTAACGAGTCTGAGGGCGGCTATGACCTTGAGGCCGAGGCCCTCAAGCTTGTCAGCCAGGAACAAGCCGCAACGATCCGCGATCACATTGAGGCTTCGGGCATTGATGCGCCTAAGCTGCTTGGCATCATCGGCGTTGAGTCGGTTGAGGCGATTCCGTCCAATCGGTTCACTGAGGTTGTTCAGACCATCCAAGAGGCATCAGGCCATGAGTAATCATCCCCCAAAAGGCGCAGATGTTCTTAACCCGCTTACTTTGCAGGGATTGATCGCATATGGAAGGGCTGCTGGAAATCCTAGCGCTGGGGCAGTGCCTTGGCATATGTGCAATCTGATTAAACAAATGGTTCCTTATTTGGAAGAGCTTGCTGAGCTAAAACAGGATTACAGTGTATGGGACCCTCGATATAAGGCGAAGAAATGAGGATTCTAGACTGTGAGCAATACTCGCCTGAGTGGTGGGCGGCTCGGGCCGGTATTCCTACGGCATCCAATGCGGATCGAATCCTGACCGCAGCGGGCAAGCCATCATCTAGCCAATCCGCTTACATGGCGGAACTGATCGATGAGATTGTCCGCCCACGCGATGAGCGACCCAGCGATGAGCAATCATTTGCAGGAAACAGACACACTGAGCGTGGCAATGAGTTGGAGCCTAAAACGAGAGCTTGGCACAGCCTAGTTAGCGGATGTGAAATCAAGGAAGTCGGAATGATCTTCCGAGACGATGGTCTAGTGGCTTGCTCGCCGGATGGGCTAATGCTAGGGCGAGACTCACAGCCAATCGGAGGCGGCGAATACAAGGCACCGGAAGGCAAGAAGCATGTACTATGGATGATCGAGAACAAGCTACCGGATGAGCATAAGCAGCAGGTTCATTTCTCCCTAGCGGTGAGCGGGTTGCCGTTTTGGGAGTTCGTGAGCCACTGTCCAGGCTACAAGCCGTTCCGAATCCGCGTAACACCCGACGACTACACAGCCAAGATGGCGGCTGAGATTGACGCATTTGTCATCAAGCTACAGGCAGCAAAAGAACAATTCATCGACTATATCAACCAAAGGAAGTGAGATGGCACAGGTAGTTCAGCGTTACAACGTGGCAGCAGGCCGACCGTACACCACGCGAGACGGTCAGGATAAGAAGCAGTGGATCAACGCAGGACGTGCGGTTCAGTGGGATGACGGTGGTATTAGCATCGAACTGACGGCGGTTCCCGTTGGTAATTGGTGGGATGGCAAGCTTTCTCTGTTCGTGCAGGAAGAGAAGCAGCAGGGCGGCAATAACAGTGGCAGCCAGCGCCAGCAGGCTCCTCAGCAGCGTCAGCAGCAGGGACGTAGCAATCCAGTAGATGACTTCGATTCCGATAGCATTCCTTTTTAAAAAGGGACTTGCTATCATGAGGCATGGAAATTAAAAAGACATGCTTCAGATGTGGAGAGGAGAAGTCAATCCTCCTCTTCTACCCTCATAAGAAAATGAAAGATGGCTATTTAAACAAATGCATTGAATGCACAAAATCAGATGTTGCTGCCAGATATGTAGAAAAAAGAAGTGAAATAAGGTCATATGAAAGAAGTAGAGCGAACCTTCCCCATAGGGTTAAAGCTCGAAAAGAATATTCACTAAGCGAAGCTGGCAAGCAAGCTCATAAGCGAGCCTCTGAGGCTTATGCTAAAAAGTATCCTTCTAAAAGAGCTGCACAGATTAAGGTAGCCAATGCGATTCGCGATGGAAGAATAAAGCGGATGCCATGCGAAATTTGCGGAGAATTAAAGTCTCAGGCCCACCATGATGATTACACCAAACCAATGGATGTTAGGTTCCTTTGTACAAAGCATCATGCTGAATGGCACAAATTAAATGATCCTATTTACTGAGAGGAATTGAAATGACCAAGCAGAAGAAGCCTAAGACTGGCGATGTTGTGGGGTGGGCTGCTGTGAACCGAGCGGGACGTCTTTTCGATACCTTTGCCACGCGAAAGGATGCAAGGTATGCAATTGAGGCCGCCAACGGGTGGGGTGGCGTCAAGCTCTACCGAATCGCCAAGATCGTCCTAGCCAAGTGAACCTAAGCGAACGCATCCGTAGCTGTCTGTCATCTCCAAAGACGGCTGCGGATGTTCACTCAATCATCGGCGGCGACCTTGCACTCATCCGTGGCTGCATTCAAACGATGGTCAAGGTCGGCCTGCTACAACGTATTGGAGAATCCAAGCCATACCGCTATCAGGTGGCTAGGCAGCTTAAACCGCAAAAAAGAGGATTTTATTTGAGCAAGGTTAGTTTTGCGCAGCAGGTTCGTGATCTACTGAAAAATGGCCCCGTCCGCCCTGCGCAAGTTGCATCTCACTTTATGGTCAAGATCGGCAAGGTTACCGATTCTATGAAGGATAGTGAGGCGTCGGGGTTCATAAAGCGGCTAGATGACGGGTCGTATGAATTCGTCCGTGATCCAGCGCCTAAGACCACCATGAGCAACGATGAACGCAAGATTCGCCAGGCTGAATACCGAAAGCGCAAGGCTGAATCTCAGGGACGAGAGTATCGTTCACTTCCTCAGCGTGCCAACGGCAAGCGAATCGATAGGCAATACACTGTAATCAAGCCAAAGGAAGTTGCCTATACCGGCAATTACGAGTCTGTAGAAGAATGGCTAAAGCGCGGCAACGTGTACAGCAGAGGG